CCGCCTCGACGGCCAGTTGCTGAGGCCATTGAAAAGTGTCGACAGGAAGCGGCGAGTGCTTCGGTTTAGACGCTTGCTTAGCCCGGATCCGGATGACCATGTCGGGCCGATTGATACGCGCGAGCTCCGTTTCTCCGGCCGCGTGCATGTCGAGCCCGTTCGCGAGGCACAGCGCGGCAAGCGTCACCATGACGCCACCGACCTCCTGAGTCTTCTCGCCAATCGGTCGACCCCAGGTGTAGTCGACCAGCTGGTGCGCCTCGCTGGCTGTCATGCCGCAGGCCTGCGCCAGCTCCGAAGCTTCCTCGAAGAAGCGGTGATTGCGCTCCATGCGGTCAGCTGATATCTCGGCGCCGAAGCATTCCAGCATCCATGGCTGCACGCGTGCTTGGAACGTCGCGGTCCCATGCGTGCCTTCGGAAGCCACTCGCGCGTGGCGCAGCAACTCGATCTCATGCGCACAATCGTGAAGGCGGCAGAACAACTCATGCGAGCTTTCATTCGGGCTCGAACCCGCGATGCGGTCCAAAATGTCTTTCATGTCATACCCCTTTCGTTAGCGAATACGCCGAGCGCCGATACGTCTTTGTGAATGCTTGGTCAACGACGTGCCTGCGGTCACGCGCGACGTTGGCGAGGCGTGCACGATCGTGATGACTTGCGGGCGCTTGGCGCAGCAATCCGAAGTAGCTGTTCGCTATTACATGAACGTCGGCCGTTGGCGCCGCCACGACTCGGCGCAGAGCCTCGTTGACGGTGCGTCGGCGCGTCGACCAACACCACGGCTTGATGACATGGCCAACGAAATCGACGCCGCGGTCGATCGGCTGCAGGATCGTTTTGCGTGGGTTCAGGCGCACGCCAAGCCGGGACGGCAGGAACTCTGTGACGTCGTCGAGTACCGCATTCAACCAGTCGGTCGACTCATGCAGAAACAGGAAGTCATCGACGTAGCGGATATAGTGCCGCGCGCCGAGTTGATGCTTCGCGTGCTGATCCAGCACGTTGAGATAGACGTTCGCAAAGAACTGGCTGCTCAGGTTGCCGATCGGCAAGCCAAGGTGCCCAGGCTTCTCCATCAGCCTTTTGTGACGGGGGACACGGGCCAAGAACGCCGGGTCACCTCGCAATTCGAATTGCTGCCGCGGATCGTGCATCAGCACGATCTCGGTCAGCCATAACCAGAAAGGCTCCGGGATCTTCTCGGTGAGCAGTTCAAGCAGGACGTGCTTGTCGATGCTCACGAAGAAATTCGCTAGGTCAAGCTTGAGGTAATACGCTGGATGGACCCAGTTCTGAGTGATGCTGCGGACCTTCGATTCAAGGCGTCGCGCGGCGTATAGGGTGCCCCGCTCGCGAATGCAAGCGCAACTATCCGCGATGAACGCATTCTCGAACTGCGGCCCGATTCGGTTGTAAAGCAGGCGGTGGACCACGCGATCGCGAAAATCGGCCGCCCAGACCTCGCGCGGCTTTGGTCGAGTGATCACAAAGCATATCGACCGGCCAGGCGCGTAGCTTCCATCTACGAGTTCGTCGTACAGAGTTCTCAGATTGCATTCGAGATCGACTTCGAATGCGAGCGCGCTCGCGCTGTTGCGTTTGGTTCGCCGGCAGTCGAAATATGCCTCGACCAGCGCAGCGAAGGTGAAACCATTGCTCCAATCTGCGGACGGCGCGGGCGCGGAACCGGCTGTACTTGTCGTTGTTGTTCTGGTTGCCGTTGTTGAAGTTCTGATACCAAGCCCAGCCGGAGAAATCGTGCTATCGACGTCGCTCTGCCGAAGGCCCTCGCCGATCAGCGGAGAAACTGCGCTGGACCGCACCGCACACTGACGGCGGGTATCCTCATTGCGCATGGCGGTGCCCTTGTGGGGCAGCGGCACGACCAGATTGAAAGATCGCTCAGTCATGGCGGCCTTGACCTCCATGAAGCGGGCGAAGTGCGGAATTGCGCCATCCTGTGGCCTGCTTGCCGATGCTGGTCGTCTGCTCGATTGCGCAAGCGTAAGCGGGGCGCACGATGAGCTTCTTGTCGGTTCCCAGTCGGAGCAATAGCTCGATAACCTGCAGGCGCTCGAGCAGCTCGGACAGGTGCGGCGACTTGTCGGCCGCAACATTCGCGCGAAATACCAGGACCATGATCTCGATGCACTCGATGCTGATCTTCTCGCCGATGCTGCGCTTGAAGTCACGAGGCATGTTCTTGACCAAGTCCGTCACCACATCGAGAAGGCGATACGCCGCCTTATAGATCGGGAGCTGTGTATGCAGGGCCACGATTGTCTAAATAATTAAATTACTGAAGGGATAAATCTGCGGACGGCGCGGGCGCGGAACCGGTAGTGCTTGCCGTTGTAGCCCTGGTAGCCGTAGCTGAAGTTCTGAGCCCAAGCCCAGCCGGAGTTCGATTCGTGTTGCTCGCCGGACCAATACCAAGCCGGCTCGAATTCGCCTTTCAGGTTGGCAAACAACAACGATTGCTCGCGTCGCGTAGGTAATTCGCCGCCGCGCTCTGCGGCCCATGCCTTTGCTTCGTCCCATTGCAGGTCTTCTGCATCGCCGGGTAGAAGGATCACGTAATGGCTGAGCGTCCAGTCATCATTCAGGATCGGGCCGCCGAAGCGCTCGCCTATCCCCAGGGGAATCGTGGCCGCCTCGACGCGGTACTCCGTCGTTTTCGGCTGCGCTTTGAACTCCTCGATCAAGGCAGCGATGCGCGAGTGTTCTGCCTCGATGTCTTCAAGCGTGATGGTCATTGCAATCCTCGGTTGAAAATTGATGAAGGACTAAGTAGTCAATCTGCGGACGGCGCGGGCGCGGAACCGGATGAACTTGACGTAGTAGTTCTGGCTGCCGTTGACGAAGATCTGATACCAAGCCCAGCCGGAGTAGTCAGGATCGTCATCGGGGGTGTTCGACCAATAGGCAGTCCGCTGGAATTGACCGCGATGTTTCTCATACGCGACCACAAGTTCGGCGCGCGTAGGCAGATCTCCGCCGATGCTCTTGGCCCAATCCATTTGTTCGTGCCACGTCGCCGCCTCGTTGTCTCCAGGAAGCAGGATCGTGTGACTCACATCGCCGTTTGCGCCTACGAAACCGATGAGATAGATCTCGCCTTCAGCGAGCGGCGGAATCTGAATCTGTTGCATGGAAACTCCTACAAGGAAGAAAAAGCAGCCGCCATACTGGCCGGCCTAAAGCCGCACGCTATCCGAGGGTGACGAGTGCACGCGGAAGGGGATTGAGGGGCTCTACCGCCAATGCGAGATCCGTACGCAGAGGTGAGCTGCGCTTCATCGCATCGGCGGCTTTGCCCGTTCGGTTAGGCGGCTTGTCTGCGGAGCAGCGATTCGTATGCGCTTACGCGTTTCTCGAAGGTCAACACCTTCGCCACCATGTCATCAATGAACTCTTCATTGCGCTCGATGCGCTTGACGTACAAATCTCGCCCGACCGATTCCAGTGCTGGCACATACTGGATGAAGTCGCAATAGGCGCGGCCTGTCAGGAAGAGACCGAACTGAATCTGGTGGTCATACTCCGACGTGTCGCCGGTCGTCAGCATGTCCATGATCTTGACCGTATCGATGGGACACTTGATTTCGATCATGCCGCGATCGTCATTCAAGAAACCATCGGTCGAGTATCCGAATTTCCGGTCATCGGATAAAACGATGCCGGACTCCATCGCAAGATTGCCCGATCGTTCCTCGTAGAGCATGCGCGCCATTGGCTCAAGTTCGTGCCCGCGATCAAGCGTCCACGCCTTGATTGGTGCGCCGTACGGCTTCCCGCTGATGCGTTCGAAGGCGACCTCATATGCGTACTTGTCGGACGCTTCGGTCGGATCGCCGGGGTTCTTGCTCCCCGATTTCCTGGAAAGAACGGAAATCGCATCAGCCACGCGCGAGGCGGTTATCACGCCGCTCCGGCTTTGGAACCACAACTCAGACCCTTGTGTGCATTCCACGACAATCATTGCGCGCTCTCCTTTGCCAATTGGCGTTCGAAATCCGCCTTCAGTTCATCATCTGATCCCGGCTCGCGATTCGGAATCTCTCGCGCCTGGACGTCGACCGTCTTACTATCCGCAGCAGGCTTCTTCAGTTGTGCCCCTCGCGCCGCAACCTTCTCCTTGAAGGCGTTGTAAGCGCGCATGTCGCGCGTAGGCTTTATTGCCGCGAGGCCGCCTTGCCATATTGTTTCCAGCGCTTCGGGCGATTGCGCTTCCTCGGCCTTGTTGATCCATGCGGTAAGCAGATCGGCGGGGCATTCGTTGCGCTGCTGGATCGGTTCAACGCCCTCGCCGCCATCCGTATTGAGATAGTGGATAGCCTTATCGAGACGGTCTGTCTTCGGCCAATATTTGTACGCTTGCTTCACGCACGTTTTCTTGATCATCTCCCCCAGGTCGGTTTCCCACGGCCCGCGCTTGCCGGGTTCCTGCTTCTTCCAGGACTCAGAACGATCACGGATCGCGTAGGCGGCTGCGATGTCCATCGTGTGCGTCAGATATTCTCCATCCGCCGTCTTGACGACAACGTAGACGCCGACGATTTCGCCGCGGTCCTTGGCGAACGGGTTGAACTGATGCAGCGGCAGCTTATCCATGCCGTTCAATGCGAACGTGTCTTTCTCGTGGACGAGTTGCGCCTGTGCCCATTTGATCCCGCCGTCCTGAATCGCAAGGTCAATCAAGCCCATATAACTGAGATCGAGGCAGATCTTGTTCTTGCGCGGGACAAGATAGGCTTGCTTCTTGGCGGGATTCAGGCTGATTCCGATTGCTGCGACGTTCGTGACGGCATCGATGACTGACTGCCGATTCCCCATCGCAACCTTGAGGGCGCAGTCGTTGCCGGAGATCATCTGAATCGCGAAACCTGCCTCACGCTCGAAATTGATCGACCGATCCACGCTGACGGCTTCGAAACCTGCTCGGACGCCGTAGATTTCGTCAGTTATGACTTGAAGTGCGTTACTCACGCTGCTTTCTCCGTAGGCGTCAGAAATGACGCCGCATCAAACTTGGCGAGCCAATCCACAACGAAGGTATGGCCCACGTCATAATGAGTGGCAAGCACATCGACAATCTCCATATCGCCGGGGCCATTGGTTAGAAATTCCTCGACTTCGCGGCGGGCACGCTCGTGGGCAGCCGCCAGTTCCGCGTCAATCCGCGCGTTTTCGATCAATGCCTCGGCGTGATCGGCTTCCAGTTTTTCTGCTCGAGCTTTGGCTTCCGCCGCTTCTCTGGCTTCACGTTCGCGCTTCTCTTGCTCGGCCCGCTGACGATCGATTTCGGCCTGCTGCCGTGCCAATTCCTCGCGCTGGGCACGCAGAGCCGCTTCGGCCGCTTCACGTTCGGCCTGCAATTTCGCTTCGGCGGCTACGCGTTGCTTGCGCAGTTCGGCCTCGTGCGCTTCACGTTCGGCCTTCAGGCGGGCTTCCTCGGCGGCGCGTGCGGCGGCCTCCTTGCGAGCCTGCTCAGCCCGTTCCGCAGCAGCCACGCGCTCGCGTTCTGCGGCCTCAGCCCGAAGTCGTTCAAGTTCAGCGCGTTCCTGGGCGATTCGAGCCTGTTCCTGCTCATGCGCCTGCTGCGCTACCAGCATTTCGCGGAGCTTGTCGAGCGTCGCGATCTTCGCCATCTCGGCTTCGCCAGAAAATTCGGCGAACACCTCCAACTCGACCGGTGACTTCTCCACGCCTTCGATGCATCGAGCGATATGCTCTGCAGTCTTGCCGACCATCGCCGAAGGAATCGTTCGCATCTCGTCAATGCGGATACGAATGGCGTTGACGCGAACTCGTTCGGCTTCGGCCTTGGCTTGCTTCTCGCGTTCGCGGTCTTCGTCCCACATGTCGCGCAGAGCTTGCAAGCGTAGTTCCTCGGCGGTTGTGATGGCTGTCAACCGCTCAGCCTCGGCGATTACCGCTTTGGAGAACTGATTCGCATCCTCGCGCGCATCCTTCGCGGCCTTTTGTATCGCGACGCGCGTGTTCTTCAATTCCATGTACGCGGAGTGAACTTGTTCGCGTGCGGCTTGGTTGGCAATCTCGCGAATGTCGACATACTTTTTCGCCAGTGCTAGCAGCTTCGCTTCGTGTTCTGCAGTCTTGAGGGCCAATGCGGCGCGCTCGACGACCGTCAGTTGTGTTGTTTCGCTCACGTTGAACTCCGTTGCGCCGCAATCGACCAGTACAGGGCTGCGGTGTTTTCGCGATCCGCTTGCAGTGCCCAATACAGAACAATTGCTGCGATAAAAATTGCGATTGGAATGGATACCTTAGGATTGGCATTGGCCCAGGCGAGGAATCGGCGGATCATGGTGACACAGATGGTTTTGTGTCGGCACCCACAACCACGCCGATGAAGAAGGCGCTTGCAGCAACCCAAAGGAGAATGGCGGTGAGGATCATGCGGCCACCTTCTTCGTCAATTCGGGCCTGTAATGCCCGTCATACGTCGGCGAAAGCAGATACCGACTTCCCATCTCCCGGGCCATCTCGCGTGCTCGCGCCTCATTAAGTGCCCGCGCGTGACGCAGTTCTGCGTCGAGTCGTTCGGCCTGCGTCAATTGCGCGCCCGTAATCAAGCGGCGAAGATCGATCATCTTCATGTCAACCTCCAATAAGCGCCGCAACAATGCGGCCATGTTCGATAAAAGGCAGCATCACCAACGCCACGAACCCGCCGAAGAAAACAGCGGTCGACACTTGATGCGCTAGTTCGATGCGGCGGAATTCGGATGGGGTCATGAGGACTCCTAAGAGAACTGCAGGGTTACTTCCCATATAAGCATTGCCGCGAGCCAGACCGTTGATCCGCGAAATCGTCGGTGTGTCGGGAGCGTTGCCGCAGGTTTTCGCCCTGGGAGTGCGTCATGCGTTGCGGATTCGAACCGCTGGGACCGCCCATGGCCAGACCGACGATCAACTCGGCCCGCGCATGGCGCACACATCAGGGTCCGGGCATCCCACCCGGTAGACGCTCTTGTTAGCCGCGCTGGCTTCGGGGAATCAAACCTTCGCGCGCACCAAGTCGATCAGCTGCTGCGCCGTCTTGATCGAGAACATGTCGTCGTCAGGAATCTCGATGCCGAACTCATCTTCTGTAGTCATGACTATTTCCACGACATCAAGCGAATCCATGCAATGCTTTTCGCCCATGTCGACTGACAGATCAAGGTCCGCAGGCTTCACGCAAAATTGTTCGGCGAGAATCTCTCGCACGCGATCTTCGATGGTTTCCATTTATCCCTCATCGAAACATTTCCTCAATCCACCGCCGATCTTGTGCTTCCTCACGCGCTTGGCGCTTCTCGTCATCGGTCAACGGTGGTTCGTCGTCGGGCAAATCGCGAAAGAATCGATCATCGTGCCCCGGCCATTTGTCTAGCGGCCTCATGCTCCGCTCCTAAAATCTGCCCGATCCCGACCGAGCCTTCGCCTTCACGCTGCAGTACGATCCGGACGGGGATTCAGCAAACCGTTATTCCAAGGCACTCGTTTTTGACGGCGGGCAGACATTTGTCACAGCACGTCTTCTCGTAGTGCACACCACAGCTACCGTAGACCGTTCGCTTAATGACGTTCTCCTGCAGAGTGTTGCAAGCTGGACAAATCTCGAGCGTTCGGCTGTAAGTGGGCCGCGAATTCCATCGGCGGCGTTCTTCGGGGCTCACAGACCACCTCGTTGATCGGCAACGCCAGGCGCAATCAGATTGATCGCCAGTGCGCGCAGTAGATGCTCAACCAATGCTCCGCGCGGGTATGTTAGGAGTTCCCGTAGATCGATTGCTAACGTGCTCATGATGCCCTCCGTGCCAGCGCCGCGCGAATGCACAGGCGCCATGAAACGTCCGATAACTAAACTCGAGTTGCAAAGTGAATCTGACTCGCCACATACCGCGGTATTGCCATATGTGAGGTTTCATGGACTACCTCGGTATGTCTTGTTCGACCAGCCGCCTAGCGGGCGGCATCCTTTATCGCTATAGCCTAGTGGCCTGACGTACGCCCCTTTATCCGCAGGGCGAGGAATTCAGCAGTTGGGGAGTGTGGCTGTGTGCGGCCTCCCGAATTCACATCGGGCGCTCTCTCGACACGATTACGGGCTTACCGGAGTCATCTACGCTAGCTAGGCGCGATCATTCCCTTTCGTCCCTGCATCCCATCGCCTACACGGGCCTCCGCGTCCGGCTACCCCATTCGGAATCTGAGCTACACACTCCCGAACTGCTGATTCAATGCTCAGTGAATGGCGCTGAGTCAAACCTATGCAAACAACTCCGACTACTGCGTCGGGTTGCCCGCGATGCGTACTTGTCAACGCCATTCACTCAACAACGCTCAGGTCGTGGCGACAGGCTCTGGGTTGATAGCCAGGATGGAATCCCCAATCGCCACGCCTCAGCGTTGAATCTCTCCAAACCCAGCCGGCTACACCCGATCGAATCGGCTCCGGCTTGGGTTCGGGTTGCGAGCACTACCGCGCCATGCTCGCTCGGCGCCTTTCGGAAACGGATCGTCTGTCCGTCATTTCGTGACTTTTGCTTCTGCCGTCACGGCCAGGGGCAGGACGCGAATTCGCGCCTATTCATCCTCCGGTAGTCTTAAAGAACCCATCCACTGTCACTGGACGGAGCGCCGTTGCGCTTGGTACTTCGTGCAATCCGCACTGCCAAACCTGAGGCTTGGCGCTACAGACAGTCAAACCGCTTTCGCTGCCTTCACAAACTCCACCAGCTCGTCGTCGGTGAGGTCCGTTACATCAACCCATCCGCTCGTCAGCCTTTCAGGAACCTCTGCCGGATGAATCCATCCGTATCGCTGGCAGTCCTCGGTGATGAGGTATCGATAGCCTTGCTGCGGTAACGTCGCCCCATTCATGATCTACCTCAGTGAGTGATTGCCCGCCGTAGCGGGCGCGGTGGTTACATGCGACCGTGGTAGCGGCCTTCGCCCGTGCCCCACGTATCGCACGACTGAATGCACGGCGTTGCGCCGGGTTCTCCGTATAGTTCGCGATCAAGCGCGGCGTCGGCTGCCCAATCGAACAACACGTCCTCCATTTCCTCGGCGATTTCGTCTTCGGTGGCTGCTGTTTCGCCCATGAAGCGCAAACGCGCGATTGCTTCTTCGCGGGCGGCTTTGAGTTGCTTTGCGGTTGCCATCATCATCCCCATCGAGTGAGCCGGGACTGCCCGGCGTGGTGTTAGGCGAGAAGCTGCGCGACTGGGACGGCGCCCTCGCACAGCCGCTTTTGAAAGCCTGCGATCCAAGCCTTCGAAAGGGGGATGCTTCCGCCGATCTCAAGGCCGGGAATCAAGCCCATGAACGTTGGGCAGAGCACGGGCGCGCACTTGATGCCGTTCGCTGCTGCGTCGTAGCCCGCTTGGCGCGCGATTTCTATTTTTTCATCCATCGTCATCCCCTTCGTGATTGCCCTAGCACCCAACCCGCTCGTCCCGAACGCCTGCCGAAATAAGCCTTGTCGCCAGCTCGCGCAGGAATCGCTCGAGCACTGCATCGCGGTTCATGGCGCGGAGGTCGAGGAAGTCGCTTGCGGTTTGGCTCATGACTGGCTCCGGTGGGTTTGGTGCTGCGATGGATGAATAATAGGAAAACTCGTCTTTCAAAGCAATAGGAAATCTCGTTTTCAATAGGAAATTTTCTCTATCGTGCAAACGCTATCGATAGCATTCTTCGATACAAGTTTCGGGGCTGGAGTTGCGGCAGGAGGATCTGCGCGTTGAAGTTACTCAGCGCGCCTTCAGAGAGAGCCTAAACGGCTTCGGGGATGGTGAGACGTTGGGCGACAGCGAGACAGTAGGAAAGCTGTCGAAGCCGCTCTTTTAAGACTTCGCACTGCGCGCAGCATTGCGCATCATCGATTGCGATTGATCGAGGCTGAGATGGCAAAGGATCGAGCGCCACCCCATCGTGCATCTGTGCTTCCATATCATGAAACCCCATAGGTAGTATTTACTGACGCCGGCCTTGCGTCAGATAAATATTCATCCTGCATAGGTGTTTTCGGAAGATGGGGTAAATACCTAAAAATTCTTGCCGTTATCCGTAGATGGCCGCTTGTCTTTTTGTTGTTGGCGAGCCACCTCTTCCGCGATGGTCCGCTGAATGAATTCGCGCGTCTCCGGCGATACGCCGTAATCCCGATTGCGATCGGGGTCGCATCGACGATATAGCTCGCGCACTTGGTCGGCAAGGCGCGGACTGATTTCATCGATCATTACGCCAAGGAGCTTGGAGAACTGGCCGACCGCATAGAGATTGAGTTTCTGCTTTCCGTTCAGATACAAGCCGACGTTTCCCTGCGTACCCATGTCGTACTCGACGCCGAACTTTTCTTGCGTCATTCCCTTGGGCCTCTTCTCCTCCCATAGCCTCTTCAGACGCTTCGCGTCGTCGATCTGCCAGTCCTCAAGTATTTGTTGGTTCATGGTGAAACTATAGTTTTCCTAGTAGCATCGGCTCAACGAGTTTTCCTGTTGACACTCTGCAAGAGTTTTCCTATTATCGTGAACATGAAACTAGCCGATTACCTCACCAAACATCAGATCAGTCAGTCCGCGCTGGCCGCTCACCTTGGCGTCAGTCAGGGCCGCGTCTGGCAGTGGCTGAACGGAGAACAGGTGACGCCGAAGTATTGCCCCGAGATCGAGGTCTGGAGCAATCGAGAGGTCACATGTGAAGAAATGAACGACACCGTCAACTGGAGATATGTCCGGGAGTCGGCTAAGTCGATCGCCGATAGCGAGCCGCCTACCGATGTGGTTGATCGTGGGGCCGCTAGCGACGACACGCAAGCCCTCGGAGGTACGCCAGACCGCAAAGCAAGCCGAAAAGGCGGTGCGGCTGCGAAGAAGATCAAAGAAGCAAGGGCGGTTTAGCGGCATAGCGGTTCTTGTTGGTTGTTGTATCGGCGTCCTGTGGACGCCTTTATTTGGCCCCTTTCTTAACCGGTTAGGGAACAGGTTAAACGATTGGATTTTTCAAATAAGCAATGAACAACAGCGATGAACTTCCTTTGATGGGCGGCATGCTCAACGGTCCGGTCTTTCTCTCGGACGACAAGATCGCTTCATGCAAGACGTATCGCGATGCGGTGTGTCTCGCATGGGACGAACGGCGCAGTAAAGGCATGACGCGCGATCGGCTTGCCGAACTCTGCTGTCTTCTCCCTCAGCATTTGTCGGACTACTTCGCTCGAGCGGAAAGCAACCCGAAGGGCCAGCGCCGACGCTCTCTCCCTGCGGAAAAGATCTGCGATGTCGAGAGCGCGCTTGGAAACAGAGCGATCACTCAATACCTCATCCGTCAGGCGCAGTTGACCTTGATGGAGGAAATGCTCGCGCAACGCGCAAAGAAGGCTGCATGACCGAACAAGAAGCGCTCGCGATGGCACGCGAGGCTATGCAGGAGACAGGAACGCAATGCGACGAACTGGCGGCAGTCATGGCCGAACTGAATCGACGTTGCGTCACGGATCGACGACTAATGGAGGCATTTCTGATCGTCGGTCAGATGGTTGTAAGTGGCAAACATTCGACTTCTCACTGAGGCGAAGCATGACCATAACCACCCTCGAAAAACTCGTGATCTGCGGTCAGGCGTTGTCCCGCCCGACGTTCGTCAACCGTTACCGCTTCTGGCGGTGCGTCGAAGGATACGGGCCAATGCGCTCGGCATTGCTGGCTGCGATCGCTACGTTGCGGCGGGGAGAGCGCGGGTGATCGACGCGCCGTACACCTTGCATCTTGGCGATTGCATGGACGTGCTCAAGACGATCGAGGACGCGTCGGTCGATTCCATCGTGACCGATCCGCCCTACGAGCTCGGCTTCATGGGGAAAGGCTGGGACAAGTCTGGCATCGCCAATAACGTCGAGATGTGGAGCGAAGCACTGCGCGTGCTGAAGCCCGGCGGGCACCTGCTCGCATTCTCAGGTTCACGCACCTATCACCGAATGGTGTGCGCGATCGAGGACGCTGGTTTCGAGGTGCGCGATCGCGTGCGGTTCGAATGCAGTCCAGAAACGAAATATGGCGCGCTGTGGGATTCGATGAATGACGAGCAGCGAGGCGCATTGCTGGAACTGCTCAACGATCAGATCGGATTTGGCTCTGAGATGGCTTGGACCTATGCCTCTGGATTCCCAAAATCGCTTGACGTGAGCAAGGCGATCGACAAGGCGGCGGGCGCGGAGCGAGTGGTTGTGGGCGTTCGGGAAGATTTCGCTGCGCGTTCGAACAAGAAACGCGTTGGCGTCTCCTGGACAGACGGCACGGTTGCCGATGGCAGTTTCAGCAATCCGGATCAAGTAGGCCAAATCACCGCCCCCGCCACTGACGCCGCGCGCCAGTGGTCCGGCTGTGGCACTGCCCTCAAGCCCGCACACGAGCCGATCTGCGTCGCGCGCAAGCCGCTCGTTGGCACGGTCGCGTCGAATGTGCTGCAGCATGGCGTCGGCGCGTTGAACATCGATGCGTGTCGGGTTGGGTATTTGGACGAAGCAGACCGGGAAAGTGCAACGCCGCAAGGGCGATGCACATCGCATGATTCAACAAGCATCGGCGCTAAGCCGAATGTTGGTCAGTCATTCGATCGAATTGAGTTCGACAGGCCGGAGACAAAAGGCCGCTGGCCTGCCAACGTGATCCACGATGGAAGCAAGGAGGTGCGGCAGGCATTCCCCGACGCACCGGGACAGCTCGCTCGTGCCAGCAGCAGCAGGAAAAACCAGAACGTCTACGGTGCGATGGCGCGCGGTAGTGGAGGCGCCGAGCCACGAGATGCCGACGTGAAGTCGGCCGCGCGGTTTTTCTACTGCGCTAAGTCGTCGCGAGCCGACCGCAACGAGGGCTGCGACGCGTTGCCGGACCGAGCTGGCGGCATGAACAGCAACACCAGCGGGCAGCACATCACGCGCCGCGACGGCTGGCAGCCAGAGCCGGTCAAGAACAACCATCCCACAGTCAAACCAACTGACCTCATGGCTTATCTCTGCCGGCTCGTCACGCCGCCAGGCGGTCTCGTGCTCGACCCGTTCATGGGTTCGGGATCGACGGGCAAGGCCGCGATGCGCGAGGGCTTCCGGTTCATCGGCATCGATATGACGCCGGAGTATATAGACATCGCCCGCGCGCGGATCAAGTTTGAATTCGATCGTGTGGAGCGCGCCCGAACGGAAGCCGCTCGTCAACCCGATATGTTTCCCGAGGTCGCATGAACACCTCCAGCCCCTCCGACTGCCTCACCCGTTTCAAGCGCGCAGTAAGCGCAGCTCGCCGCGGCGACTTCTCGCTCTGCCGGGGTCTCGTCGACCGCGTGCGTGATGCGTTCGGTGAGGCCGCAGCACAGATCCAGCGTCGGGAGTTGAAGCGGTATATCGACAGCGAGGAAAGAGCATGAACGCCCCAATCCCTCTTCACATCGATCCGCTGCTCGGCGAGGTTTTCGAGCTGCTCCATCGGATGACGAAATCGCAGGATCAGGCGCTCGGGTGGTATGCGTGGGATGCGATCAAGAAGCTGCAGAAGTACGAAGAGCAGGTTCGGGAAAAACAGATTGGCGAGGATAAGTGAATGAGCTACGGGTTTGTGTACGTGCTGATGAATCCGGCCATGCCGAATATCTACAAGGTCGGTTACACGGAGCGCAGCCCGTCGCTGCGTTGCGATGAGCTGAGTCGAAGCACATCGGTCCCCTGCGAATTCGAACTTGTCTGCTATGCCGAGTACGAACGCGCACATGAGCGCGAGCAAGATCTGCATCTCATGCTAACCGACCTGCGTCTGTCGTCGAATCGCGAGTTTTTCCGAGGCGACCTAAAAGTCATCACCGACTTGGTGATGGACGAGGAACTGTGTCTGTCGTCGTTTGCCGGCAAGCTGCCCTACTACCTTTTCACGCATAGCCCGCTGTATCGACATGAAATCGACCCGGCGCAGTTTCCGAAGCCCGAACCCAAAGCAAAGACCGTCCATACCGGACTGGAGTAATACGTGGCTCGAATTCGTACCATCAAGCCGGAATTCCCGCAGTCGGAGAGCATGGGCCGCGTGTCACGTGACGCGCGCCTAACGTTTATCCAATTGTGGACCCTCGCTGATGACGAGGGGAGGCTTCGCGGAAATTCGCGAATGCTCGCGAGCCTTCTTTTCCCCTATGACGACGATGCGAAATCGCTGATCGAAGGATGGTTAGGAGAACTAGAAAACGAGCAGTGCTTGGTGCGCTACAAGATTGGCGGCGACTCATACATCCAACTCACTAACTGGTTGATTCATCAAAAGATTGATAAGCCGAGCAAGTCGAAAATACCAGTATTCAATGAATCCTCGCGAATCCTCTCGAATCCTCGCGAAGTGTCGTCGGGGGATCAAGGATCAAGGATCAAGGATCAAGGAGAGGATCAGGTAGAGGCTAACGCCTCTGTCGACAGCGGCGCAAAAGCAGCGCCGCCTGTCGACCTGCTAGGCGATTGCGAAGGTAACGGCGAAGAAGCCGGGGAGCGCAGCGTCAAGAGCATTCCTGCCTGCCCTGTGCAGCAGATCGTCGGCTTGTATCACGAATGCATGCCTCTGAACCCGAAGGTGAGAGTGCTGGACGATGCTCGCAAAAAGGCGATCCGATCCAGATGGGCTCAAGCCTCCGTGCTTAGCGACGTCGGCCCTTTCGGCTACAAGACCGGCTCTGATGGCTTGGCCGCTTGGAAAGCGTTTTTCGAGGTCTGCGCGGCATCAGATTTCCTGACTGGCAAGGCAAAGGCGTTGCCAGGCAAGCCACCGTTCGTTGCCGACATCGATTTCCTGATGTCGCCGTCCGGCTTCAAGAAGTGCATTGAGAACAAGTACCACCGTGAGGTGAAGGAATGACCGCAAACGATCTTCGCGCTACTCCGCAATCGGTTGAGGCCGAACAATACGTGCTCGGCGCATTGATGCTCGACAACGATGCTATCGACCGCATGGGCGATCTACGCGCTGAGCATTTTTACCGCGGAGACCATCGCGCCATCTTCTCGGAGATCATCGCCCTGATCGCGCAGGGTGGCGGAGCTGACGTCTTCACTGTGTTTGAACGTCTGCAAGCCAAGGACAAGGCTGCGGATGTTGGAGGTCTCGCCTACCTGAACGAACTTGCGTCGAACACACCGAGCTCGGCAAACATGGCTCGGTACGCCGGAATCGTTCGCGATCGGTCTCAAAAACGCGGGTTGCTAGCGGTCGCGTCGGAAATACAGGATTCCGTCATCGTTTCGCGTGATACCGCTGAGCAGTTGATCGATCATGCTGCAACGAAGATCGATGGTCTGGCCGAAAAGATCGTCAAGCGCGAGCCTAGGCTGATTGCTCATGGGCTTGCCGAGCACATCGATACGGTCGAAAAGCGCTCGCACGGTACTGAGCGTCGAATCCCTACTGGCTACATCGATCTTGATCGACGTCTGAACGGGGGCTTGCGGCCAGGTTGGATTGTGATTCTGGCTGGTCGTCCGGGGATGGGTAAAACAGCCCTTTCGCTGAATGTTAGCCACAACGTCGCTCGAGATCATGCCGTCCTTTTTCTTTCTATGGAAATGCCTGAGTCGGAGTTGCAAGATCGCTCCCTAGCGTCGCTCGGTCACATCCCGTTATCCGAAGTCATGACGCCGCCGCCAGAGGCAAGGCGCGAGAACGAGGAATTCTGGGATCGCATCACTGCGGCGACGATGAAGATTAAGGACTTGAATCTGTACATCGACGATCAAGGTGGACTTCGCTTGCTAGACGTGCGGACCAAAGCGCGCGCCGTCAAACGAAAGTCTGGTCTTGACCTGATCGTGCTCGACTACCTGCAGCTCATGGAAGGCGATGGCGAGAACGCCAACGTACGCATCCAGACGATCTCTCGCGGACTGAAAGCGTTGGCAAAGGAAATGGGCGTTGCGATCCTCGTGCTGTCCCAGCTCAATCGAAAGGTCGAAGAAGGCGGAGCGCGCTTGCCAAAGCTCTCAGACTTGCGCGACTCCGGTTCGATCGAGCAAGACGCAGATGCGGTTCTCTTCGTGCATCGCGAGGAAATCTCGAATCCTGAGTGCGGATCCGAATGGCACGGTTTTGCACAAATTCGTATAGCGAAGTTTCGCCACGGCGCGACTGGCGATGTTGGATTGACTTACATCGGCGAGCAGGTTCGGTTTGAGAACCGCGCCGGCACTTTCCCTACTCAGCAATCGGAGCCGCCCAAGCGAAAGAGAGGTTTTGCATGAGCAAGTCCCAAAAACCCCGCAGAAAGTACCAACCCGGTCGCTGGCTACGGCGCACAGTGGCCGCGCATGAAATCCGAGTCGATAGAAAGCCGCTGACCGAAGACCAGCAGCGCGATCTGGGTCTGCAATACCACGTTGCCTTCGAAAAAATGCTCCGCGGCGGCGATCAGGATGCGTGGTTCATCCTCGCCGGTTCTATGAACGTCGCATTGATGCTCGCAGAGATGGATTATGGTGCCGAGTTCATCCCTGAGATCAAAGCTGCAATGCAGGCCCTGATGCGTGCGAACTACCGCGCCCAGGAAACCGGTCAATGGAGTTTCGATGGTGATGGCATCAACGCCATGCGAACGGCTCTTGCAATCCACGATCAGCAGTGCGCGCTTGCTACGCGATCCGAGATTCGGGCGGCGCTGGTCGCACTCGGTGAACGCGTGCGCGAGGGACATTTCTACTCGTCTGAGATGGAGGCAGCATGAACAGGAAAGGAACAAAGGCACCGTCTTGGACGGCAGAGGAAAACTCAATCATTCGATCAATGTATGTCGATGGATCATGGGAAGACCTGCTCGCAGCTTTGCCCCGACGAAGCCGCCAAGCAATCGGAGCTCAAGCAAACGCCTTGAATCTCCGGCGCGCCGGCCGTGAACAATGGAAGACACATGAAATCAAGCTGTTGCAGGAGATCTACCCGACGACGATGCCGATTCGAGAAATCGTGTCGCGTTTGGCTCCTCACACGATGATCTCAATACACAAGCGAGCGGCGGATTTGGGATTGAAACGTCCCACGTATGGCTTGATTCACTTCCATCCTGGCTGGGAGCGCATGCGGGCTCTCCTCGAGGCTCGCGGTCCACTCACTCAATCTCAAATCGCCGAGGCTTTGCATATCACCGAATCGGCCGTTGCGAAGTTACGTGAGACGAACGCATCGAATCTGAGAATTTCTGACTATATTCCGCCCCGTCACACGGGGAGATGGACTCCTCTGATCGGGTTGTCGGATGGACGTCCTGATGCGCCGAAGCCGTTCCGATCGTCCAAGTCTCGCGTGGGAAGAAAAATCGCAAATCCTTTCGCGACGGCGGCCGGCTTCGTGCAACCGATCACAGTAGTTGCACCAGTGCGCATCTTTCAGCAAAGCATGGATGTTGATGAGTGGGAAAAAACCGGACGGAGGGCAGCATGAGCAACAGTGCGGAGCTTGTCGTAAAGATTGGGAACATTCACCGACAGATCGAGGAGCTATCGGCGAAGGGATTCAGCACCGCTGAGTCGATGCGTGCGCTCTATGAACTTGAAAGCGCGGTCGATGCCTTGCTGTCTGTCGCAACTGCTGAGTTCCGAGGTGCAGCATGAAGCGGATCACGAAGGAAATGGTCAAGGCAGGCGGTCATCGCTACTGCTGCGAATGTGTTGGCCCGCGTGTTAAAGCGCATTGGACGAACAAAGGCCGGGACTATTGCGACAAGCATCGCCAGGAAGATGCGCCGGTTCCGGGATGCGTTCGGGAAGTGCGCAATCAGGATGCGAGGGTTGCGGCATGAATGGATATTTGCAATTGGCAGACCGCCTCGACAGTTTTGCGACCTTGCTCCATCCGCAAAAGATCGCTGGACATTATTCGCAGGCAAAGATCATGCGTGAGGCGGCCAGTGCAATTCGTGACTTGGAGCAACAACTGACCGAACACGCCGCCCGCGAGAAGGATGCACGGCAGATTGTGGAAAGCAATCGGGGTGCGGCATGAGTGACGACCGCATTAATGAAGTACTCGCCGCTGAGCTCACGCTTACGCAGACGCTTGCCGCTTTGGGTATGACGCACCGTCCCGCTCCTGCACCTTCACGCCGAAAAGAAGTTCTGTCTGACGGCGTTGTAGTTGGCATATTCAACGCGGATGAGTGCTGGGATTGGTTGAGGGATGGATGCCCCACTCAGCCTGAGGCGGTAGTCCAATAATGGAAGTCCTCCTGACCAAAACACCCCAAGGCTACCTGATCCCGCTCAGCGAGAGCGAGGCGGACAAGTGCAAGCGTTTCAAGGTTGGATCGACCGTGCGCGCGGAAGTATCGGCGCCAAGGAATGGGAGGTTTCACCGCAAGTTCTTCGCCATGCTCGACGTTGGTTTCGATGCGTTCGAGCCGCCTGAGTCGGAGCACAAAGGCTTGCCCGTTCAAAAGAATCGCGAACGGTTCCGCAAGGATTGCATCATCGCTGCCGGATTCTATGATGCCGTGGCCAATCTCAATGGTGAGGTTCGTGCCGAGGCTCACAGTATCAGCTTTGCCAACATGGACGATGAAGAATTTGAGCGCGTCTATTCGGCGGTCGCGAACGTGCTGCTGCAAAAGGTGCTTTGCAATTACACGCGGGCCGATCTAGATGAGGTGGTTGATCGGATGACGGGGTTTCTATGACCACGATCCACATCTCCTACGGCGGACCAACTCGCGTGATTACCGATGCGCGCGGCAAACGTTGGACGTTCGAAATGCACCCGTACTGCGGCCCGATCGCATTGGATCAACATGGGAACCCCGCTGCCCGACAGCCCGGCGAGAAGTCGCCATTCTGGGAGGCAACAACGCGCTGGGCGCAAGGCGGCCAGCGTCTCGATGACAAGGGCGAATGCGTTTGGGAGCTTGAGAAGGTACCGATACTTGAGCACATCGGCGGCAAACACTATCGGGTGGTGGGATGACGCTTCGCACCTCATTGAAGCCCCGCAAATGCGCTTCCTGCAAGACCGTCTTCACGCCGAGTCGGTCGATGCAGAAGGTCTGCTCGCCTGCTTGTGCCGCGGCATGGTCTGCAAAACAGCGCGCCCAGAAAGAGGCTCGAGCGAAGCGAGACGAGCGGAAGTCGCTTCGCGAGCGAATGGAGAAAGCGAAGTCGCGCGGACAGCACTTGAAGGAATTGCAGGCTGCGTTCAATGCGTGGATTAGAGAGAGAGATGCCGCGCGACCCTGCATCTCATGTGGGCGTCACCACAAGGGCCAATACCATGCCGGCCATTATCGATCGGTTGGTTCAGAGCCAGCGCTCCGATTCGAGCCGGACAACTGCCATCGCCAATGCAGTGCGTGCAACCTTTACCTATCCGGGAACCTGATCCGATACAGGGTTAGGTTGATCAAGAAGATTGGCCTTGCGCGCGTGGAGTGGCTTGAAGGCCCGCATCCCCCGCTAAAGCTCACCTTGCAGGAAATACAGGACATGAAGGCATTTTACCGCGCTGAGGTGAGGCGCATGAAAAAGGAGGCTGCGTGATTTTCGGCTCGGTGTGCTCCGGGATAGAAGCCGCGAGCTGCGCATGGCATCCACTCGGATGGCAGACCGCATTCGTGAGCGAGATTGAGCCGTTTCCTTGCGCGGTCCTCAATCACCACTACCCGACCGTGCCGAATCTCGGCGATATGACGAAATTCAAGGAATGGCCCGATGCAACTATCGATCTTCTCGTCGGCGGAACTCCCTGCCAAAGCTTCAGCGTCGCCGGACTCAGAAAAGGACTGGCTGATCCGCGTGGCAACCTCATGCTCACCTATCTTGCCATTGCTGAGCGCTACGCTCCCCGCTGGCTGGTCTGGGAAAACGTCCCCGGCGTCTTGTCATCAAACGGAGGACGGGATTTTGGAACCCTCCTCGGAGGGTTGGCAGAACTCGGGTATGGGTTCGCCTACCGCGTTTTTGATGCTCAATACTTCGGAGTTCCCCAGCGACGCCGCCGTGTGTTCGTTGTCGGACATCTTGGAGACTGGCGACGTGCCGCAGCGATACTTTTTGAGCGCGAAAGCCTGCTCGGGCATCCTGCGCCGTGCCGCGAATCGAGGAAAGGAATTGCCCCGACCCTTAGCGCGCGCTCTAAAGGCGGTGGTGGACTCGGAAGTGACTTTGAATGTGACGGAGGATTAATCACGCAAGCTTTCGGCGGGAATAACACGTCAGGCCCCATCGATGTATCAACTGCGGTGAATGCCTGTGCCAGCGCCAGTGGCCGGATGGATTTCGAATCTGAAACGTTCATCGCTCATTCATTGCGCGGAGAAGGTTTCGACGCCAGCGAAGACGGTACTGGGCGCGGTACTCCGCTGGTCCCGGTCCCTTTCGATACGACGCAGGTAACTAGTAAGGATAATCGAAGCAATCCACGTCCTGGAGATCCGTGCCATCCACTCGCCGCAGGAGCTCATGCCCCCGCCGTCGCGCTCAATTGGCAAGCAGGCGGAAAGCAAATGACGCTTGGCGGAGGTCCGGTTTCCTCCGCGCTTGTGAAGGGGCAAATCCCTGGCGTGCAGATCGACTCCGCAGTGCGTCGGCTGACTCCTCGCGAGTGCGAACGCCTTCAAGGATTCCCAGATGACTACACACTGATCAACGTACGCGGGAAAACGGCTGCAGACGACCCGCGTTACAAGGCTTTGGGAAATAGTATGGCCGTCCCCGTTATGTCTTGGATTGGTCGAAGAATTCAATTGGTGGCAGAAACGATGAAAGAAATGGAGAGCGAATCCGCATGACTCAAACCCTAGAATTCCGCCGCTGGATGGGACGCCGAACCTACGTGTTCTGCGTTTGGGAGGATGGCGAGATCAAGATTTTCAAAGACGCTGCTGTAGCCGAAAAGTGGGCTGCTATGCAGGGTTTCAAGGCTGTGTTTTTGGAGGGCGTGTAATGGAAGCGATTTTTTGGATTGGTGCGTTTGTTCTGGCGTTCGTCTTGTTCTGGATTTTATTCGGCTATCCACACTGGCGGGTTTGGGCCAGCCACCAAGCCGGATTGGCCGATCTTCAGCAGGCCAAAAACGAGCAGCAGATTCAGGTGGCAGAGGCTCAGGGGAGGCTTGACGCGGCCCAATTGAACAAGCAAGCCGCAGTGGTCGAGGCTGAGGCAGTGGCATTGCAGATTCATTGCATCGGCGATCAATTGACGAAGCACGACCTGTACCTGAAGTGGCAATGGATCAAGATGATGGAAGACCGAGACGGGGAAACGATATATGTCCCGACTGAGGCTGGCTTGCCGATTCTGGAAGCCGGCGGACGAATTCAAAAATAATGGGGCTAACCAGATGACGAAGACTTTGTTCCACATTTTGGTGGCACTGGATTTAGTGGGGGCCATATTTTGCAGCGCGGTAGGCAAGCACGATCAAGCCATCGTCGCCCTACTCTCAGCGATCCTTCTCAAACTGTTTTCGATCGGCGAGGAGTTACGGGCATGAGCCAATTTGTCCATCGTTTCGAGCGCAACACAAGTGGTACCGATTTCGCGGTCGGCGACATCCATGGCCACTTCGGCCGACTCGAGCGAGCTCTTGAGTCCATCGGATTCGACGAATCGCGCGACCGGCTGTTCAGCGTCGGCGATCTAGTCGACCGCGGGCCGGAGTCGGAGCGTGCGTTGAAGTTCATCGAAAAGCCGTGGTTTCACGCTGTCCAGGGCAATCACGAAGACATGGCGATTAGGTATGTCACGCCAGGTAATCGAGACGCCTACCACTACGCCGCAAACGGTGGTGCATGGCTGATCGGCAAGACGCCTCCAGAGCAGCACGAATACGCAATCGGGCTTGCCGATCTTCCGTATGCCATCGAGGTTGAAACAGCCGAGGGTTTGATCGGAATCGTTCATGCTGATGTCGCCGGCAAGACGTGGGCGGAGATGGTTGAGAAATTCGCCAACGTCACCAGCAACAACAAGCTCAAGGCGATCACAAATGACTGCCTTTGGTGCCGTGACCGCATCCAGACCGAAGACCAATCGGGTGTTCAAGACGTCCGCGCGGTCATCGTCGGCCATACCCCGATACGCCGCCCCGCCATACTCGGAAATGTCTACCACATAGACACGGGAGGCTGGACGCGAGACGGCCATTTCACTTTCATCAACCTCGCGACCTTAGAGATGACGCCGGCCGCGCCGCAGAAGATCGATTGGAGTGAAGCATGATCGCCGTCGCCTTCTTCGTCGGCATACTCACTATCGCGGGCATTGCCATCTTGCTTGTGCGTGGGGCGAGTTCTAAACCGAAAGACGAGGATGCCTCGGCGCCGATAGTGACCGACTGGTACATCGCGCAGGCATTCGAGAAGCCGGAACCTGAAGCCGGGCGCGTCGATTATCGCTGGCTAAACATGACCGGATTTGAGGATGAGTAATGCCGAGTTATGCGCGATCTGTAGTTAATAAGTAGTCCTAACCATGTTAAAATAGCTGAGCGACTTTTAGGGAGTTCGAGATGGTTCGCGAAAAGATTGTGAGCGCAATGCAGTCATCGAATTTGGCTTGGCATGCTGACTTTGAGCGCGCCATCGATCGATTGACTGCATTCGGTATGTCCGATGCGCTCGGGGCTGCGTTATGGCGCTTCAAGTACCTACGCGATCAAGCGGCCTTTAAAAAGGCTCTCTATCTGCTCGCGGATAAGGCAGAAGAGCGCATCAAGCGGCCCAAGACCAACTACCTATTCGGCTTGGTTATCGGCGTGATGCAGGAATGGAGCGACGACACATGTTCGCATTGCGAGGGAACTGGCTTACTGGCTCACCCCGGCACTCCGTCGCGGGCGCTCAAATGCACGAAATGCGGCGGCAGTGGTTTGAAGACATACTCCGATTGGGAGCGTTCAAACAACTGCGGCCTCAGCGGCGTCTGGAATGTGGGACATCAGAAGAACTTCGATGCGGTGATGGGCTGTCTCACTGGGGCTGCGGCGGCTACGGGCGGTAAAGTCAGGGAATTGCTCAGGCCGGAACCGGAGATGTTGTAAACCACAGAAATTGCGTATATACTATTCCTGAGTCTGTCGAAATCCGATTTCGGAGTAGCGCGCAAAACAAAGCGCGTTAGGCGGATGCCCGAAAGGGTCCCCAATGCCAGCAGATGGGCGTTGTCGTCCCTAAGAATTCTCAAGCCCTGCCAGCTAGCCGCTCGCGGGGCTTTTTTGCTTTCCGCTCCCATGAAATTCCCCGAACCTCTCGAGTCGCGTTTCTACCGCGACCCGATGGAAGTCGTTTCCGCGCGGCAATCCGAGGAAGCGAATCGGGCGAAGCGACAAGCGCAAGAGCGGTCCCAAGCCAAGCGCCCTACTCTAACGCTCAAACCCCGTGCTGAGGGCGAATGGTCGGAGGCTCGCGCGAAGGCGGAAGCATTGTTTGATCTACCGCCGCGGAATCTTGAGGCGTAGCGATTGTTATCAGACTGCTCGCCGGGAGGCGCCAGCAGCAGTCGTTACGACCTGAGGATTACATGAGCACCCTTTCCGACGCCGAGCGCGAGAAGTTGACATCGTGGACCATGGTCGCGTTCGACGAGGCCGTTCGGGCTGGCTATATCGTTCCTCCCTGGCGCGCGAGTGACGCTATGTGCGAGCGGATGACCGGTTACTACGAAGCTGGCCTGACGCCCGCTGAGGCCGCAGAAGCGGCATTTTCGGTAAGGCACTGAAATGGCGACGCCCAAGAAGAAGGTCGAGGTCGTCGCCGAGCGTACGGAAATCTGCCGAGAATGCCGGTTCGCGGACATCAAGCGGGGCGACGGGCTTCGCTGCTTCCGATTCCCGCCTGTCTTTGTCTACGATTATCAGACGGGCACTTCATCCGCGCAAAACCCCGAAGTCAACCCCGACCATTGGTGCGGAGAATTCAAGGCACCTCTTAACTCCTGAGCGAATATGATCGATGACAATCTGCGATCTTTCGCGACGCCGAGGATGCTAGAGATAATCGACGCCATCGCCAAGCATGGCTCGGAGAGAAAGGCCGCGAAAGCGCTTGGCCTGTCGCGCGGCACTGTTGGAGATGCAATTGTTAATTTGCGGCGACGGGCCGCGAAGATGGGATATTCGCCATCCCACGACATGAAGCACGTTGTACCCGATGGGTTCAAGGTGCGCGGGGTTTCGACGTATTACGACGTCGACGGAAGGGTTCGCGGTCAGTGGGTAAAGTCCGCAGAGGACAGAGAGCGGACAGCGCAGATCGTACGCGAGACAATCGCAGCGCTTTCTACGGAGGTTCAGGGGCTTGCACCACTGACGAAGCCGCCCGATCAAGCCAACGCTGATTTGTTGGCAGTTTATCCATTCGGCGATCCTCATGTCGGGCTCTACGTTTGGGCCAAAGAGTGCGGCGATGACTTTGACCTGGACATCGGGCGCAAGCTAACGCTCGGCGCGGTCGATCGGCTCGTTTCGAGCGCACCGGCCGCCGCCACGGCGATCTTGCTTCTGCTTGGCGACGTCTTCCATATGGACGACCAGACCAACCAGACGCCAGCCCATCGTCATCAGCTCGATGTCGATTCGCGCTTCGTGAAAGTGCTTCAGGTAGGTATAGAAACCTACCGGCACGCGATCCTGCGGGCGCTTGAGAAGCACAGGCGAGTGATTGTGAAAGCCATCCCGGGCAATCACGATCCACATGCGATTTGGTCCCTCGCCTTTACGCTGGCCGCGTACTTTTCGAATGAGCCGCGCGTCGAGGTGGATCTCGGGCCGGCAAAACACTGGTACTTCCGCTTCGGCAAGGTGCTGATCGGCTCTACGCACGGTGATACGACCAAGCATGAAAAGCTTGGAGGTATTATGGCTGCTGATCGACCGCAAGACTGGGGTGCCACGAAGCATCGCGTCTGGTACACCGGCCACATCCACTCGAAGACAGTAACGGAATTGCCTGGCGTCGTCTGCGAATCATTCCGCACGCTTGCTGCGCAGGATGCTTATGCGGCTGGACACGGTTATCGCGCTGGCCGCGATATGCTGTGTATCGTTCATCATTGTGAGCACGGTGAAATCGAACGCCATCGCGTCGATGTAGGTATGATTGAGACTGCGTAACGAGTATCCCCGCGAGGGGCTTAGCCTAGGCGTCGCCTAGCAAAATCGGCCGCAAGATTAGGCGGACGCTGGAACCGTAACCAGCGCTAACATGGCCAAGCGAAATATCACGGCCAAGTTAGCGCCTTCACGCATGGCATAGCTCAGAGTCTGAGAGAGCATGGGGCCAAAACCCCAGCGGGCCGAAGTTAGCAGCATCGGCTGCCATGACGTGAGGGTGAATGCGGGATGCTGACCCGCAGCGAAGACCAGAGTCGGTAAGGCGAAAGCCCTGACCGCGCCCGATAGACGCTGAATCGGGCATGCCGGCATTCAGCACCGGCCACTCTCAACCAGTCTCCTCCAGGCCTGAATGGCATGGATTGCCCGGCTTCGGTCGGGCTTTTTTGACCGCAACGCACAATGGTGTGCGGCCGGACTGTTAATCCGCGTGAGTCAGGTTCGATTCCTGAGTGGTCAGCCAGTTTTCCCGCCGCGGCTAGTCTAGCCGTGTCTCCCCGCCCGCCTCGCAACGAGGCGTGGCTGCCGCCATGGTGGGCGGCACCAATTCTTGAGTGAGCCCAATGGCAACCGATCTGCATGAGATTTTGCAGGAACAGCTATACGGCGCGGACTTTGCCGCATTGGGGCCGAACGTACAGGCGCTCCTGCGGGCGATGGATGCTCGTGCTGCGATGATCGCGGAATTTGCGACGCGTGGGCCTGATTCGATCGGTGTTGGCATAGCAAAACCCATCCTCAGGGAAAGAATGCGAGAACTTTTCGAGCAATTTGAGAAACGTTCTTGAACCCTGCCGCCGGGCGGAAAGCAAGAATTCACTCATAGGTTAAGAAATGGCGCAGCCAAAAAAAGCCGCGCCGGACTGGGAGCGCATTGAAGCCGACTACCGGGCCGGCCTGTTGTCGATCCGGGAAATCGCATCTCAGCATGGGATAACGGATACCGCAATCCGTAAGCGTGCAACACGCGATAGTTGGACTCGCGACCTCGCCAAGCGCATACAGGATAAGGCTGAGGCGCTGGTTCGCACCGCTGAGGTTCGCAGCCAGGTTCGCACTGAAAAAGCAATCTCCGATCGCGAACTAGTCGATGCCAATGCTGGGCTTTTGGCGAATGTCCAGATTAGCCAGCGCAAAGATGTTGCACGGGGACGTGCGCTTGTTATGTCTCTGCTCGCAGAGCTTGAGGCTGAGACTGGCGACATTGAACTGTTCCAGCAGTTGGGCGAGATGCTGCGCTCTGACGACGATAAGGGGCACGACAAGCGCAACGATTTATATCAGAAGGTCATTTCGAGCGCGGGCCGAATCGACGGCATGAAGAAGTTGGCCGATGCGATGAAAACGCTCATTGGCCTTGAGCGCGAGATATATGGCCTGGCGAACGACGTCGCTCCACCCCCGACCGCCTCAGTCGTGGTCAATAACGCCCCGCCCGCCACACTGGCAGAAATCAAGCAGGTTTTGACGGAGAACGCCGCGAACCCGAAGGTATGAGGCCATATGGAATTCACCGACGCAGAGCGGCGCGCTTACCGTTCGCTGTCGATGGCCGACCTGTACTGGTTCACGCGATGGATGTTCGTCAACCGTCGCGGATATACATGGCAGCAGGCGCGGCATCATGCGACGGTCTGCGAAGCGCTAATGCGGGTGTTTCGAGGTGAGTGCAAGCGACTCATCATCAACATTCCGCCGCGCTACTCCAAGACGGAAATCGTCAAGAATTTCGTCGGATGGTCGCTCGGGCACTTCCCTGATTGCGAGTTCATTTATACCTCATATTCTGGCCGACTAGCTGCTGCGTCATCCTGGGATGTGCGTGGACTGGTTCAGGAACCCGAATATCGCGCAATCTTTCCTGCCGTCCAACTGCGCGACGATAGTAAGGCGAAAGATGAATGGCGCACCACTGCGGGCGGCATCGTTTATGCGGTTGGCTCCGAGGGTACGATTACCGGCTACGGTGCTGGCAAGCTTCGCCCGGGATTTGGTGGCGCGCTGCTAATCGATGACCCGCACAAAGCTGACGAGGCGCGTTCCGATACGATGCGCCAGAACGTAATCGACTGGTTCCAGACTACGTTCGAATCACGCAAGAACAGTCCAGAAACGCCCATCATCCTCATCATGCAGCGCTTGCATGAGTCTGACCTTGCAGGATGGCTCGTCAACGGCGGCAATGGTGAGCGGTGGGAGCATGTTTGTCTTCCTGCATTGCAGGATGATGGCACCTCTCTTTGGCCCGAGAAGCATTCGGTCGAAGAGTTGCGCCGTATGGAATCGTCGGCGCCGTACACCTTCGCCGGCCAATATCAGCAGCGCCCTGCTCCGGCTGAGGGGGGCTTGTTCAAGCCCGATCGGATCGAAGTTATCGATGCCGAGCCGGCTGGAGTGCAATGGGTTCGCGCGTGGGATTTGGCTTCGGTTGCCGATGCCGGTGACTGGACTGCCGGCGGGAAGTTGGGCCGCATGCCTGACGGTCGTTTCGTCATTGGCGACATGGTTCGTGTGCAGGAAGGCCCCGATACGCGCGATGCAACGATGCTCAACACCGCCAAGCGGGATAGTGCTCGAGTTCGCATCGGCATTCCTCAAGATCCCGGCCAAGCCGGTAAGACCCAGGTTTCCTACCTGACCAAACAGTTCGCAGGCTTCAAGGTCTATAGCAGCCCGGAAACGGGCGACAAGATCACGCGAGCCGAACCATTCGCCGCTCAAGTCAACGTGGGCAATGTGCTGATGGTCAGAGGCGCGTGGAACGACGCCCTTATCAACGAAATGCGCATGTTTCCCAACGGCGCGAACGACGATCAAATCGATAGCCTCAGTCGGGGCTTCGGAATGTTGCTTGAGAAGCGGCAATCCTTCTTCGGATAACTCATGGCATTTTGGCGCAAGAAACCGGAACCTCCGCGCGAGGAGCCGCAGGCGACGTCGTTCTTTTCGACGCACTCGCCGCGGCTACAAGTCGAGGATCGGGCCGCAGAAGTCTTGCGTACTGCCGTCAAAATGCTTCCCGGGACAGCGGAAGGCATTGGCCTGGACGACGCGACGCTTGATTCGCTGAAGATCAACGCGACGCCGCAATCTGTCAGCACGGCCCTCGTCAATTGGTACGCAAGCCAAGGCTTCATCGGCTGGAATCTGTGCGCGATCCTGGCTCAGAACTGGTTGATCGACAAAGCCTGCTCGATGCCTGGCCGGGACGCGACGCGCAACGGCTGGGACATCGTTACGGTCGACGGCGACAAACTGCCCGACGCCGATGCGAAGCTGCTGAAGAAGTACGATCGGCTATACCGCGCAAAATGGAACGCCGAACAGTTCGTGCGCCTTGGACGCATCTTCGGTATCCGTATCGCGATCTTCAAGATCGATTCGACGGACCCGGAATACTACGAGAAGCCGTTCAACCCGGATGGGGTGGCGGAAGGGTCGTACAAAGGGATTTCTCAGGTCGATCCGATCTGGTGCGCTCCGATCCTCGATTCGAATGCTTCGAGCGATCCGGCCAGCATTCATTTCTACGAGCCCACCTGGTGGATCATCGGCGGCAAGAAGTATCACCGCACACATCTGTGCATCTTCCGCACATCGGAAGCGCCCGACATCCTCAAGCCGATGTACCTCTACGGCGGCATCCCGATCCCTCAAAAGATCATGGAGCGCGTCTACGGGGCGGAGCGCACGGCCAATGAAGCGCCGATGCTCGCGCAAAGCAAGCGCACGAATGTCTGGCTGACAGACATGGCGGCGTTTAAGGCTGCCGGCACCAAAGCCCAAAGCAACCTCTCCGAATGGGCGTGGTATCGCGACAATTTCGGTATCAAGGTCGGCGATAAGGAAGCGGACGACTTCAAGCAGTTCGAAACGAGCCTCGGGGATCTCGACAACGTGATCATGGGCCAGTACCAGATCGTTGCGGGTGCGGCGAATGTGCCTGCAACCAAATTGCTCGGGACGGTACCCAAGGGCTTCAACTCGACTGGCGATTATGAGGAAGCGAGCTATCACGAAGAACTCGAAAGCATTCAGGAGCATGATCTGACGCCGTTCCTCGAGCGCCATCATCTGTTGACGATGCTCTCCTACGGCAAGTCGAGAACGGAAACGACCGTCGCATGGCGTCCGCTCGATGCGCCCACGTCCGAAGAAGTCGCCCGCGGCAATCTTGCCAAAGCTCAGGCCGGTGCGGTCCTCATTCAATCCGGCGCCATCCTGCCGGAAGACGAGAAGCGGCGTATTGCGACCGATCCCGATTCGGGCTATTCGCAGCTCGGCGCGAACGATGCGATGGGTGACGACCCGGACGTTTTGTCCGATCTCGGACTCTCAGAGGAAAGTCTAAATGCCGCTCGAACGCTCGGCCTTGGTCAGTAAGCCGATCGTCGGAGGCGGGTTGATCTCGAGTGCGGCGATTGCCGACGATTACGCGAAACCGATCCTGACGCTCTTTCGCAGGATGGCCGAAGAGACGCAGCGCGAGTTGCGGCGCATGTTCGACGATCCGGGTTATGCCCTGGATGCGGTCGACGGAAACCCGGCCTCGCGCGCGCGGATCATCCTCAATCGACTATCGGAAAAGTACGAACCGTTATTCCGCAAGTGGGCGAAGAAGGCCACCGACCGGATGCTGGCGCGGAACCTACGTCATGCCGAAAGCCAGATCAACGAGAGCCTGAAAGACGCCAGCCAGTTCTTCGAGATCAAGTCGGATCTCATGAGTGATCGGCTTCGGGAAATCACGGTCGCGGCTTCAAACGAGGCGGCTGGGTTGATCAAGATGATTCCTCAGCAATACCTGCAGGAAGTCGGCGGCGCCGTGGCTCGGTCGGTGTCGACCGGCAACGGTATGCAAGACCTCGTTCCGTTCCTCGACGCGAAGTATGGGCAGAACATCCGCCATGCCCGCCTCGTCGCGCACGACCAGACCCGCAAAGCCTTCACGAACATCTCTACCGCCCGCCTGAAAGCGGCCGGGGTGAAGAAGTTCGAATGGCGCCACTCGCATGGCGGACGCACGCCGCGGAAGTTGCACGAAGAACTGAACGGAAAAGTCTTCAGCTACGACGATCCCCCTTACATCGGCGACATGTACGGGCAGAAGGTCTATGGCCTGCCATCCACGCTACCCAACTGCAGATGTTTCCCCAAGCCAATCATCGATTTCGGAGATGAAGAGTGACGACTAAAGCGACGCTGAGGCATGGCGCCAATGTCGGCGCGCTTCTTGAGGCATGGGAAAAGCTCGGGATGGCGATGGACCATCTCGTCAAAGGCTCGTCCCAAGCCGATATATCCAAAAACATCGCCACCGAAATCAACGCGGGAAAAGACCCGAAGCAAGCGGAAGCGATCGCTTACAGCGAGGCAGGAAAGGATTCGACGCAGCCGGTCGAGCAGACGGAGATAGTCGCGGCAACGACTGCAGCCGGCGTGCTGTTACTCGCTGACGGAAAAGTCTTGCTTCTGATGCGCGGATCGCAGACCGAGGACTACCCGAACACATGGGCTTTCCCGGGCGGGCATATCGAACCGGGCGAATCCCCCCTTCTCGCCGCTCTGCGTGAGTCGATGGAAGAAGTCGGGTACGCGCCCGAATCGGCCGATCTGCTATGCGAGGAAAACGGCTTCTCGCTGTTCCTCTCTCGCTGCGAGCCTTTCGCGCCCATCCTCAACGACGAATCGCAGGGCTCCGTCTGGGCCTCGCCTGATGCCCTCCCCGCCCCACTCCATCCTGGCACCGAAGACGCTATTCAAGCCGCATTCGCAAGTTCTGGGATGGATGAAGCCGAAGTGGCTGAAATCGCGGGCCGCGTTCAGTTCGCCGATGCGTGGGCCGCTGATGGCACCGCTCGAGAGATCGATACCAATGGCTGGTTCGAGGTCAAAGGCAACCCGATCTCGAAAGTCGGCGTCTTCCCCTACAGCGGTCGAGCACTAGGCGGCGCGCCAGACAGAAATAAGACCTACATGGTCTACCGCCCTGCTGAAGAGTTGGGAAGCGACGAAACGATCGACAGCTTCCGGCTCGTGCCGTGGATCGACAACCATCCGCCCGGATTGCTCGGACGCGAAGAGGACGGACTGACTCGGCCCGAAGCCAAGGGCGTTCAAGGCGTCACGGGCGAGGACGTCTACTTCGATCCGAACGCATTCGAAGCGGGCGGCCTCTTCTCGAACATCAAGCTCTTTTCGTCGGCAATGGCCGATCAAATTGAGGCGGGCAAGACGCAATTGTCCGCTGGCTTTCGCTGTGAGTATGACTGGACGCCCGGAGTATTTAACGGACAGACATATGACTGTGTGCAGCGGAAGATCCGCGGCAACCATTTGGCTAGTGTGAAGCAAGGCCGGATGGGTCCGCAAGTAGCGGTGCTTGATCACCGCGACATTGTTATCGACTCACTACCAGAGAGATCAAACATGGCTGAAACCAGCAACACCGCCGCCCCTGGCGGTTCCAGCGGCGGGGCGTCGCTGGAGGAAATGCGTGCCCAATTTGCGGAATTTGTCGCAAAGATGGACGACGTGATACAGACCGCAGCAGCAATGAAGGCTGCACTCGGCGAAGGTGCGGAGGCTGTGAGCGCCGCGGAATCCGAGAGCGGCGAAGAAGAAGCCGGCAAGGATTCGGAGAAGGAATCCGAGGCGACGGCTGACAATCCCGCTGCAGCGGCCGAAAAGGTCGAAAGCGAGAAGGAAACCGACATGGGCAAGGACAACGCCGGCAAAGAAGGCGAAGTCAAGGAAGAGAAGAAGGAGTCCGGGATGGACCAAGCCGAAATGTTCCGCACGTTCGAGCGCAAATTGGCAGCCCGCGCCAAGCTCGTCGACTCCCTCTCGAAGCACATCGGCACGTTTGACGCGACGGGCATGGATGAAGCAGAGGTCGCCGTCTACGGTTGCCAAAAACTGAATCTGAAGGCCCCGAAAGGACAAGAGCGCGCCTACCTCGATGGCTATCTGTCGGCGGCGAAACCTGAAGCCACGACGCGCGCCGCTTCCGCAATGGATGCTGGCGAAGGCGGCTGGCTCGCCAAGCAACGCGCGGCATTGCGCAGCGCTTAATCCCATCTCGAATCCCCGGAGAAAATCACCATGGCTTTTCAATCTACCGTCAACACCTATCAGGGCTTCGGGATCCCGGGGGAACTGAATCTCAGTTCGCCCTCGCGTGCCGAATCGCTCATCATCAATTCCAACGGCATTCCGAACACGTACGGCTATGCCGCGACGAAGGACGCCACGACCGACATCGCCCAAATGGGCAACACGATCGGCCAAGGCGCCGCGTCGGTCACGGGTTCGATCAGCGGCACGACGCTGACCGTTACCGCGGTCGGCTCGGGTGTGCTGCAAGTCGGCCAAACGCTGAGCGGTACGGGCGTCACGGCCGGCACGAAGATCACGGCATTCGGCACCGGCACGGGCGGCACCGGCACCTATACGGTGGGCGCAAGCCAAACGGCCACGAGCACGACGATCACTGCCGCGGGTAATCCTCTGGTGTTCGCGGGCCTGATGGCAAATCCGAAATCGGCTCAGTCGCAGGGCACGACCGCTGGCGGCACGCTGGCGCCGACGCTCGTCATTCCCGATAACAGCCAAGCCGATTTCGTCACGATGGGCGATGTCGTCGTTCAGGTCGCCACGGCCTGCAACATCGGCGACAACCTCGCCTACAACGTCAGCACCGGCGCGCTCTCGACATATGCGCCTGGTGGATCCGTCCCCTCCGGTTGCGCCCAAGTGCCCAACGCGGTTGTTTATCGCTACCCGATCACTGGCAGCGGCGGCATCACCGTCGCTCGCCTGACCAACTAACGCGCCCTCAAGATCACCGGCCTTCTGGCCGGATTCCTCCAACCCCGCTACGGCGGGGTTTTTTGTTTCCGGCTACGAACCGAAAGGATAAAACATGAAGTTGCAACTCTCTCAAGAGCATTTCCACGTCTCGGGGCGCGAGGCCAGTGCGCGTGCTGCCGCTGGCAAATCCCTGTTCGACATGAACAAGGATGAGGTCGACAAGTATCGCGAGCTTCGCAGTGTTGGTCTGGGTCTCGATGAAGCCTGGGTCAATGAGCGCGCCTCGTATGCGATGGACGATGCTCAAGGTGCCGTCTTTACGCCGTCGATCGGCACGCCGGTTCAGTTCCTGCAAGCCTGGGCTCCCGGTCTTGTGCGCGCCGTGTTCAAGGTGCGCGTGGCTGACGAGTTGATGGGCATCACGACGATCGGCGATTGGTTCGAAGAAGAAGTCGTGCAGGCTGCGATTGAATCGATGGGCGACGCCGTGCCGTACGGCGATTACACGCCGGTTCCGTATGCAAGCTGGAACGTGAACTTCGAGCGTCGCACGATTGTGCGTTTCGAAAAGGGCATGATGGTCGCCCGACTCGAAGAAGCTCGGGCTGGCGCAATGCGCGTCTCGTCGCAAAACGAAAAGCGGATCGGGGCGGCTGTCGCGCTCGACATTCAGCGCAACCAGATCGGCTTCGTCGGCTACAACTCGGGTGCCGATCGGACGTACGGCTTCCTGAACGATCCGAACCTGCTGGCCTACACGACCGTCGCTAACGGCGCATCGAGCAGCCCGCTTTGGTCGTCCAAGACCACGCTCGAAATCATCACCGACTTGCTGACGGCATTCAAGACGCTCGAAGTGCAATCGGGCGGCAACATCCAACCGAAGCGCGACGAGACGACGCTTGCTCTGCCTACGGGCTTCGATGCGTACCTGGGCACGCCGACGACGCTCGGCTACTCGGTGAATGCGTGGCTCAAGGATAACTATCCGAAGTGCCGCGTCATCACTGCGCCGCAACTCGCGGCGGCCAATGGTTCGGCGAACGTGTTCTACCTCTACGCCGACAAGATGGAAAGCGATCCCGAGTCGACGGATGACGGTCGTACATGGATGCAGGCGGTTCCGGCGAAGTTCCAAACGCTCGGCGTGCAGCAAATGTCGAAGGGCGTGATCGAGGACTTCACTAACGCTACGGCCGGCGCGATGTGCAAGCGCCCCATGGCAGTCACGCGCTGGAGCGGTATCTAAGCAACGGCTTCGCGCGGCCTAGGGAGCGCTCCTGAAGGTGCCCGATGTCTCCTACGGTACCGTGGCCGCGCGTCTTTCTCGGAGGCAGGAGAACAACATGCCTTACATTGCATCTACCCTCACTTCGCCGACTCGTTATGTCGATTGGCTGCGTGCCGGCGACGGCAGTCTCGTCGAAAAGCGATCGGTAACGATCAAAGGCGGCTTCGGTCTGGCCGACAAGAACTTCGTCACGCATCAGGGTGCGGTCCTGACCCCTGTCACCGACGAAGAGTTGGCTTTCCTCGAAAGCGACGCGCATTTCAAAGTGCATGCCAAGGAAGGATTCGTCAAGGTGATCCGCAAGGGATCGGCCGAAGGCGAAAAGGCTGCTACCGATATGAAGCTCGGCGATAAGTCACAGCCCCTCAACCCTCTGCAATTCAAGACCAAGAACAAGGATGACGTCGAGGCCTTGTCGGTCAACACAGGTCCTCGCTAAGCATGAGCTTCGATCCAGTCGCCTTCCAAACGGCGTTTCCGCAATTCACGAATACGCCGACCACCACGATTACGGGCTGGGCAGACCTTGCCACGAATTCGGCGATGGGCGACTGGTTCGGCAATGCCATGCTCACCGAGCAGCAGTTACTCGTGGCGCACATCGGAGCGCTCATGACGAACATCAGCACCCAGGGCAATACGCCAACGGGGGCTCTTGTTTCAGCGGGTGAAGGCGGCGTTTCAGCCGGGTTCACGCCGCCTCCCGTCAAAACAGGCTGGCAATACTGGCTCTCGTCGACACCGTACGGCGTGCAGTTGTGGGGGCTATTGGTGATCGCAGGAATGGGCGGGGACCTGGTGGGCGCTCTACCCGAGCGTTGCGCATTCAGAAAGGTCGGCGGGATCTGGTAGTCAGCTGTCGCCCATCAGATCGTCTGAGATGCTATGCAGCGCCTGAATGCCTCGCGCCAGCTCGTGGATGTCCTCATCTTCAAGCGGAATTGACGAAAGGCATTTCGGGCACCGTAGCGCCCCCAGCGAGAAGTATTCGCCTAGTGTACGGGAAAACCCGAATCCGCATTCTTCGCATTGAAGCGGCAAAAGCTCATCCAGGACACGGGGGCTATACATGGCAAAGGGGTTCGAGTCTCTACGGCGCAAACTCGGAGAATACTCCAAGCGCGTCGAAGACATGAGCGAGATGGTCGAGAAGGTCGGGATCTTCGAGGGTCAGCGGTACGAAGACGGTACGTCCGTAGCTTACGTGGCGACCATTCAGGAATTCGGTGCGCCAACGCGCAAAATCCCGCCCCGGCCATTCTTCCGTCCCACTGTCCAGGAACAACAGCCCGCATGGGTTAAGGTGCTGGCGCACGGGGCCAAGCAAGTCGTGCGTGGCGAAATGTCGGCGTCGGACGCTCTTGCTGTCGTGGGTGAGGTTGCTGTGGCCGACATCAAGCAGGCAATCAGCGAGGTCAACTCGCCCGCCCTCTCTCCGATCACCGTCATGCTCCGCGGCATGAAGCATCACGACGAGAATTTGCGCGTGACTGGCGCGACCGTTGGCGAGGCTGCTCGACGTGTGGATGACGGCGAGACGAACTACGGCGCCTCCACCAAGCCGCTCGAGGACACATTCACGATGCGCGATTCGGTCACGCACGCGCAGGAACGCAAATGAACCTTCACGGTTTGGTCAGTAGCGCGATCGGGATTGTCAATCCGTTCGTGACGGCCACGCTTGAACGCAGTACGGGATACGCAACGGCCGGCGATGGATCACGAACCCCAACCTACTCGACCTCAACGGTATCGGTCCAGGTGCAAGCCTTGTCCGGTTGGGATCTTCAGCATTTGGATGGCCTTAATCTGAATGGCGTGCTGCGCAAAGTCTTTCTGAATGGAGACTGGAGAGGCGTCTATCGCCCCGGGAACCAGGGCGGCGATCACGTCAGGTTCGGTGCGACCGGCATCCCGGCAACGCTGCAAAACACAGATTGGCTCGTCGTTCACGTCCTGGAGACGTGGCCTGACTGGTGCTCGCTGGTGATACAGCTTCAAATGGCCTGAAATGTCGCTCTCTATCACCGAATCTAATGTTCTCACGGCATTGCGCACAGTCTTACTAAGCGTGTTGCCGACTGGTATTGAGATCGTGCGAGGGCAAGACAACCAGGTCGGAGAACCAGAAGGGCCGGACTTTGTTGTCATGACGCCGCTACTCCGTTCGCGCCTCGGCACGAACGTCGACACCTATCAGGATTGCGCTTTCACTGGATCGATCTCGGGAACAACTCTGACAGTGACGGCCATGAGCCTCGGGTCGATTGCTGTCGGCGCGATGCTGTATGGCGAAAATGTCGCCGCAGGAACTACGATCACGGCCGAAGGGACGGGGACAGGCGGAATCGGCACATACACCGTCAGTCAGTCTCAAACCGTCTCGAGCGAGATCATGGCGTGCAGCTCAAAGGACATGCTCCAGCCGACGAAGATCACCGTACAGATCGATGTGCATGGCCCGAATGCGGGCGATAACGCGCAGATCATCACGACCGTCTTCCGCGATGAATATGCGGTCGAATCGTTTGCCTCATCGGGTTATGACGTCGCTCCGCTCTATTGCGATGATGCCAAGCAAGTGCCGTATATCAACGGCGAGAATCAGTTCGAAGGGAGATGGTCGATCGATGCGGTTATGCACTGCAATCCGGTCATAGTCACTCCGCAACAGTTCTTCACGGCCGCAAAGATAGCCCTAGAGCCGATCGATCAGTTCTTCAAGCCTTAACCGAATCACACACCAACCGAAGGCCGCCACTGAGCGGGCTTTTTTCATTTCTGGAGCGCCTCAATGGGTAGCACCGTCCCGTTTTCCCAGGTCGTCAACGTCATTCCTTCGGTCCTCGCGGCCGGTGGGAATGCGCTCGATCTGAACTGCGTGATGCTCACGCAGAATTCGGCGCTGCCGTATGGCGCACCGGTTCAGTTTGCAAGCCAGCTTACCGTCGCCAATTACTTCGGTGCGACGTCTACCGAAGCCCAACTGGCGACGAACTACTTCAAGAGCTTCGCGGGCAGTACCGCTTTGCCTGGTGCGCTGTATTTCATGCGCTACCCGGAAAGCGACATCTCGGCTTTCTTGGAGTCGGCCTCGCTCGCATCGATGACGTTGACGCAGCTTCAGGCGCTTTCGGGCTCGCTGTCGGTCGTGGTGGATAGCTTCACGTGGTCGGCCGCCTCGATCAATCTGTCGAGTGCCTCGAGCTTCTCCGCCGCAGCGACGACGATCCAGACCGCCCTTGCGGCCACGACCCAAACGTCAGCCGCATTCACGGCGTCGATCAGCGGAACCACGCTTACGGTCACGGCGGTATCGGCAGGCGCACTCGCAGTTGGGCAAAAGCTCACCGGTACCGGCATCGCTGCTGGCACCGTGATTACCGCGCTTGGTACGGGTACCGGTGGCACGGGCACCTATACCGTCAACAATTCGCAGACTGTCTCCAGCGGATCGATGACGGCTGCATTCATCGCCCCTACCGTGACGTATAGCAGCACGTCGAGCGCGTTTGTGATCAGCTCGGCCATCACCGGTTCGGCATCGACGATCGCCTATGCGACGGGCACGTTGTCGACGAGCCTCGCGCTGACGCAAGCCACGGGCGCGACGCTGTCGCAAGGCTCCGCCGCTGCATCCCCCGCGACGTTCATGAATTCACTCGTCGGCCAGTTCCAAAACTGGGCCACTTTCATGACGGTCTGGGAGGCGACGCTGACCGAGAAGGAAGCATTTGCCACATGGAGCAATGCAAACGCGCCGCGGTACCTGTATGTATGCCAGGACTCGGACCCGAATGCGCTTTCGACGACCAGCACGACGACGTTCGGCGATTATCTGCAGACGAATCAGTTGATCGGCACGTGCCCTGTGTGGGGGCCGAGCACGACGACGAACAATCAGTATGCTGCGTTCATTTGCGGCTTCGCTGCGTCGTTGAACTTCACGCGCCTCAATGGTCGGGCGACGCTGTGCTTCAAGTCGCAAAGCGGCCTGCCGGCAGCGGTATCGACGCTGACGAATTACACCGCTGTGATCTCGCATGGCTACAACGTCTACACGTATTTCGGCTCGAACAACCCGGCGAACAACCAGAACTGGATGACGCCAGGCAGCGTGCCGGGTTCGTGGCTGTGGGCTGACACTTACCTGAATCAAATCTGGCTGAACGCGCAACTTCAGTTGTCGATGATCAAGCTGCTGACAGCGGTGAATTCGATCCCGTACAACTCGGCCGGGTATGCCCTGGTACGAGCAGCGGCAGCCGATCCGATCAACGCAGCATTGAACTTCGGCGCGATCCGCCCTGGGATCACGCTATCGGCTTCCCAAATCGCCGAAATTCAATACCTGCTCGGCTTCGATGCGTCGGCAACGATCACCAAGCAAGGGTATTACTTGCAGATTTTGCCGGCGACGGCGACGACGCGAGCGGCGCGGCAGAGTCCGCCTATGACACTCTTGTACCAGGACGGCGAATCGATCCAAGCAATCTCGCTCGCCAGCATCGCGATTCAATAAGCCACAGGACAGAACATGAGCACAATAACTTCCGCAAATTCCGTCCTGGCGATCGCGGTGTCGGGGATTTTCTCGTCGCCGGTCCAAATCCAGGGCTATGCCGTCGACGATGCTTTCGAGAGTGAGGCAGTCGATCAGGCCGAAGTACAAATGGGCGTCGACGGTTACATGAGCGCCGGTAAGGTCTGGGTGCCGTACAAGATGACGATCATGCTGCTCGCGAACTCGCCGTCGATCCAAAACGTGTTCGAGCCGTGGCGTCAGCTTCAAGATTCGAACGTCGACGTCTTCCGGGCCGATGGTTCAATCAGCCTTCCCTCGATCGGCATGGTGTACACGCTCAACAACGGGTATCTGACCCAGGCCGTTCCGTTCCCGGCTGCGAAGAAGGTTTTGCAGCCGGTCAAGTACGAGATTACCTGGCAGAACATCATCTCCAACCCGATCGGCGCGGCGAGCTTCTGATGCGTAAAGAAGTCACATTCACGGCGACTGACGGCCGCGACGCCGGCAAGCAGTTCATGGTCCGCGAGATGCCCGCTTCACGCGCTGAGGCTTGGGCCATCAAGGCGCTACTCGCTGCGGGCGGGGCGGGCATAGAAGTGCCGCCTTACCTGATCTCGCAAGGCATGGCGGGCCTATTGGCAGTCGGCTATGCCAACCTGCTCAAGATTCCGTACGAGAAGGCCGAGACGCTGTTGATCGAAATGATGTCGTGTGTTCAGCGCATCGAGCCATCCGTCACGCGACCGCTCATTGAGGAAGACATCGAAGAAGTCGCGACCCGGCTGAAACTACGCAAGGCGACGTGGAATTTGCACACCGATTTTTTTTTCGGCGGCAGCCGGTCGACCTCGGAGTCGGATCCGCAACAAGCCGAAAGCTCGTTGAATATCAAGCCGCGCCGCAAACCATCTGCACGGTGATTTCTGCGGGCCTTGCGACATTGCACGAACTCGATACGGTGTATGGCGTCGAGGATTTGTGGGTGCTGCTCGAAATCAATGCCGTCGATCGACACAATCAGTACATCCTGAATAAGCCATGAACATCGACGAACTGGTTGTGACGCTCGCGCTTGATGCGTCGAAGTTCACGGCCGAGCAGAAGAAGGCGGTTCAGCAGCTTAAAAAGCTCGAGCAACAGCAAGAGAAGAACAACAAAGAGTCGCAGAAATCGTGGAATTCCGCCGCTGATGCGATCACGAAAGCCAAGAATCAACTGATCGCCTTCGGGGCGGTAGCGCTTGGGGTCAATGGATTCAAGGATTTCGTCGCCACGATGGTGACGGGCAACGCCGCGCTTGGGCGCACGTCGCAATTGCTCAACATGAGCGCGCGCGATCTTGACGCATGGGGCAATGCTGCACGCCGTTTCGGTGGGGACGCGAAAGGTGTTCAAGGATCGATCCAGGGTATCGAGGGCCATCTCGCAGCACGATTCACGAGCGATCAAAGTGGCTTCCTGACGACTCTGGCGCAACTTGGAGCAAATGACGCCGTCGATTGGCAAAAGAACACGGTCGATCTGTACAAACTGGCCGATGCCATCAAGCGGGTGAAGGACACCCGCGGCGAACAGGTTGCCTACAACCTCGCGCAGCAACTCGGGCTGGATCAGGGCACGTTTCAGATGCTCATGCAGGGTGGCGATGCGGTGAAGCAATTGCATGACCGCTACTACGACATGTCGCGCGTCACTGATGAAAACATCGATGCGTCGAATCGTCTGCTTGGGAAGTGGGCCGATCTGAAGGCCGAAGCCGAATCACTCGGGCAATCGGTGTTCAGCAGTTTGGTTCCTGCACTCGATGCGGCGGCCGATGCTTCGATCAAGGTATTGCAAAGCACGGATGCCAACAAAGGCGCGGCTGACATCAAAAAAGGGGATTGGTGGAATGCTTCTTTCCATCTGAGTGCCCCGGATTTCTTCAAAGCCCTTGAGATGAGGGCGTCTGGCAAGTCGAATGATGAAATCGCGGCAGCGCTTGGTAGTAGCTCAGGCGGGGCTAACGCCTCATCGTCGGATGTCAGCAAGATTACGGATTTCTTCGAGAAACACGGCTGGTCACACGATCAAGCACTGGGGATTGCGGCCAACATCCAGGCTGAATCTAGCGGAAACGCGCAAGCTGTTGGAGATCATGGGGCGGCTTATGGTCTCGGGCAATGGCATTCGGATCGACAGGCTCAATTCGCGAAGCTGTTCGGCCACGACATCCAGCATTCGACGATGGATGAGCAGTTGCAGTTTTATCAGTGGGAACTGAAGAACTCGCAAGCCAAGGCGGGGCAGGATCTGTCAGGCGCGACAAGCCCCGGTCAAGCAGCCGCCATTGTCTCGTCAGAATTTGAACGTCCCGCCGACCGCGAGGGCGAGATGAAGAGACGCGCCATGCTCGCGACGCAGTACGCAGCAATGGTCGGCCCGGGTGCAACTGCGAAAGCCTCGTCGTCCGGTCAGACGAAGGTCGAAACGAGCATCAACACGATCAACGTCAACACGCAGGCGACGGACGCAAACGGGATTGCCAAGGATATGAACAAGGCGCTGCAAGATAACGCCCTGCTCTCGGCTGGTGTATTAGGGGCGTTGTGATATGCCTCTGATCCCATTCCCCGATGTGCCCGATGTCCCGGGCGTCCCCAACGTTCCGCGTCAAATAGGCGTTCCTTTTCCAGATGCCGGCGAGGAACTGACAAGCGATACGACGAGTTACAACCCGGCTCCGCAATGGGCGATCACCGATTCAACCGGAAATGCCGCACTCTCGCCGGATTCGGTGATCGAGTTCGAGTACCGCGGCGAGATGCGGGTTTGCTCTCATCCGGTCGAGCAAGGATCGTTCGCGAGTTACAACAAGATCGCGGTCCCGTTCGATGTCCGAATGGTGTTGTCGTGCAACGGCAATGGCCCGATGACGCGCGATGAGTTCTTGAGCGCGATCGAGACGATGCGCGAGTCGACCGATCTGGTGTCGCTCGTGACCCCGGATGACGTCTACGAGAACTGCAATCTTATTCACGTCGACTATCGCCGGGAGGCTCGTCACGGTGTCTCGTTGATCATGGTCCAGCTTTGGTTCCAGGAAATCAGGCAAGGCTCGAGCACGACAACCAGCACGGCCCAGCCTGACGGGGCCGATTCGAGCCAACAGGGCCAAGTCTCCCCGGTCAACCCAACGACGCAGCAACAATCAGCGTACGACGATACGGCGATAGCCTGATGCAGATCATCCCGCTTACGGCAGTGCCGTCACAGTCGCTCACAGTGCTACTCAATGGTCAGACGTGCTCGATCAACGTCTATCAGAAGTCGACAGGGTTGTACTTCGATCTATCTGTTCAGGGCCTCACGAATCCTTTGAGTGGGAATATTCAACTCATCTCGGCCATGCTGTGCCTTAATGGCGTCGGTCTTGTTCGGCAAGCGTATCTGGGCTTCATCGGGCAACTTGCATTCATCGATACCCAGGGCGATTCAGACCCGGACTATACGGGTCTTGGCTCTCGCTACATCCTCACCTACACCCCATGAGTTTCGTCCAGCGTCAACTCAGCATTCAGTTCAGCACTGAGACGCAGACGTTCGACCTCGAAGGGCTCAAGGCGAGCGTCATCATTTCGCAGTTCGGCGGTTCTCTCGGACAAGGCCAGATGCAAATGAGCGTCTGGGGCATGTCGCTTGATCAAATGAATGAACTGTCGAGCGTGGGCTCGGTGCCGGCTGTCGTGACGCAAAACTCGGTGACGGTATCGGCCGGGGATGTCGGCGGCCAGATGACGCAGGTTTTCTACGGGACGATCGTAAGGAGTTTCCCGGATTTCTCGGCATCTCCCGATGTGTGCTTTACGGTGACGGCGACCGCGGGGTATTACCAAAAGGCTCAAACGATCGGAGCGAAGCACTACGCTGGATCGAACAACGCCGAGACGATCATCAAGGCGCTTGCCGAATCTGTGGGGCTCGTATTCGAGACTCCCAACGGCGTACATGTGGTAATCCGCGATCAATACCTGTACGGGTCCGCCGTCAGCCAAATCATGCAAGTCGCCCAAGCCGCGGCAATCCCCGTTGAAATTGCCAACGGCACGGTCACGATTTGGCCGAACAACGGGGTAAGGGATTCGGTAGAGATCGACCTCGGGCCGGATACGAATCCGCCGATGGTGGGATATCCAACCTACTACGAAGCCGGGTTCATCGTCACAAGCCAGTTCAACCCGCGCATGCTTGGTGGGCGAAACGTCAACCTGACCAGCTCGATCCCGAAAGCCAACGGAACATTCCCGATCCAGACCGTCACGCACCAGCTTTCCACGTTGACGCCTGACGGTCCGTGGTTCACTACCTGCCGACTCTCTCCACCTCCGTATGTCCCTGCAAACTAACCACGTCGCAGCGGATGGGGCGAGCGACATAAGCCGGATGAAATTCATCATTCGGTCTGCACTCTCGGGTGTTAGGACGTCGATTCCGGTCGAGGTGATGGCGGTCACGAACGGCGGCGGGGTATCACCTATCGGGACCGTAACGGTTCGTCCGCTTGTGAATGCGACGGACGGGGCGGCGGTGGCATGGCCTCACGCTGGAATCGCCAATGTCCCGTACATGCGAATCCAAGGCGGATCGAACGCAGTCATCATCGACCCGCAAGTCGGTGACATCGGTATCGCGACGGTCTGCGACCGGGACATATCTGGCGTCAAGAACGTGGGTGCCGCCGCTAACCCGGGCAGCACCCGCAAGCACGACATGTCCGACATGGTGTACCTAATGACCATCATCGGGGCCGCGCCGACGCAGTACGTGCAGTTCAACTCGAGCGGCATTTCGATCGTCTCACCGACTGCCGTTAATGTCACGACGACCGGCAATGTCAATGTGACGGCCGGAGGATCTGCAACGGTACAAGCAGCCTCGGCCGTCATCAAAGCGGCCAGCATCAAACTGCAAAACTCTGGGTCGGCGCTCTTGAGCTTGCTGAACTCTGCGTTCTCGACGTGGGCGGCAAACCATGTCCATACCGATCCGCAGGGTGGCGTTACAGGCGTTCCAACTACTTCTCCGCCCAGCAATTCACAGACCTCCGTGGTACAAGCCGAATGACGATCAATAGTCTTTCATTGCTGCTCGATCAGTCGGCATGGGATTTGTGTCTCGACACCAACGGAAATTGGGCTGTCGCCTCGGCGCCCTACTCCGTTGCTCAGGATGTCGCGTGCGCCCTTCGCACGTTCCTCGGTGAGAACTGGTACGACACGACGCAAGGAGTCCCGTACTGGCAACAGATCCTAGGGCAACTTCCGCCATTGTCATTCGTTCGCAAGACGCTCGAAAACGTCGCGCTCAAAGTGCCGAACGTTAAGAAGGCCCGGGTTCTCTTCGCCTCGTTCAGCGGGCGCGAGTTGAGCGGCCAAATCCAAATCATCGATACAGACGGCATCGCTGCGAACGTGTCGTTCTAACTTTTCCCGGTCAACATGACAACGAACGTTCCCGCGATCCAGTGGGTTGACGGCGCTCCCGTGCTGCCCGCGGAAAGTGCCATCTTGGCCGGAGTGCAGGCTGACCAAGCGGCGGCTTTTGGTGGCGGCATGAACATGCAGCTACCGACTCCGCAGGGTCAACTTGCACAGTCCGAGACCGCGATCATCGGCGACAAGAACAGCCAAATCGCCTATATCTCCAATCAAATCGACCCGGCAACTTCCTCAGGCCGGTGGCAGGACGGCATAGGGCAACTGTATTTTCTGACCCGCCTTCCCGCGCAGGCGACGACGCTTCAGATTGCCTGCGTTGGCGCAAACAACACGGCCATTCCTGTCGGCGCGCAGATAAAGGATTCGAGCGGGAATATCTATGCCTGCACGACGGCCGGAACCATTCCTGTCGGCGGGACGATTACGCTCCCGTTCGCATGCCTGACGACTGGCCCCATTCCAGTTCCCGGATCGACGCAAGTCAGCATCTACCAAGCCATTTCGGGCTGGGATTCGGTCACGGCAATATCCGGGGTGATTGGTCGCGCCGTTGAGAGCCGCGCTGCCTTCGAGCTGCGCCGGCAACAAAGCGTCGCGACGAACTCAGTCGGAATGCTCGACTCGATCCTTGGGGCAGTTCTCGGCGTAACGGGAGTTGTCGACGCGTACGTGATCGACAATCCTTCGTCGTCTCCGGCGACGATCGGCGGCGTTTCGCTCAACGCCAATAGTCTTTACGTTTGCGTGGCCGGGAGCTATTCGGCTCAGGATGTAGCGAAGGCCATATGGGGGAAAAAGCCGCCTGGCTGCAACTACACGGGTAACACGACCCAGACGGTTGTCGATCCCAATCCGCAATACGCATCGCCTCCGAGTTATACGGTGTCTTTCCAGACTGCCGTCAACACGCCGATCTTCTTTTCGGTGTCGCTGAAAAATTCAACGTCCATCCCATCGAATGCTCAGAGCCTGATTCAGACGGCCTTCGACAACGCTTTCTCTGGCGCTGATGGCGGTGTCGTGCCGCGGATCGGGGCAATGCTCTTTGCGAGCCGCTTCTACGCAGGCATCGCGTACCTCGGTTCGTGGGCTCAGATCATCTCGATCACCATGGGCTGCATCAACAACCCGTCAGCACAGTTCACCGGCTCGATTTCGGGAAACACCTTGACGGTATCCAGCGTCGCATCGGGCGCACTCGCCATCGGGCAATTTATCGCCGATTCAGCCGGCAATGTCGTATCTGGCACGCAGATCACCGCAGGCAGCGGGACGAGCTGGACGGTGAGCATTGCGCAAACCGTCTCGAGCGAGACGATGTATGGCGTCGTCCCGAACCTCAACGATGTGACTATGAATATCAACCAAGAGCCGACGTTCGCCGCGGCTAATGTGGCTCCCTTGGTGTTGGTGTGACATGCTCAATTACACCGAGACGATTCTCAGCCAGTATGCGGCGTCTCCCACTCTCACCGCACTAATCGAGAGCTTCAACGATTGCATCGATCCCTCCGCAGACCTAGATGCGTTCTACAGCAACATCTGGGATATGCAGACGGCGGTCGGCAATGGCCTCGACATCTGGGGGCGCATTGTTGGAGTAAAGCGGGTGCTGCAAATATCGGCCGGTCAGTGGCTTGGCTACGAAGAAGCAAACGATGGATCGGTCGAGACGCCGTTCAACGTAGCCCCCTTCTACGATGGCTCGGCAACGACCGGTAATTACGCGCTCACCGACGATGCCTTTCGACTTTTGATCCAGGCCAAGGCCTACGCAAATATCTCGAACGGATCAATCCCGAGCATCAATCAAATCCTGATGGCGCTCTTCGGCTCGTCTGGGGATTGCCGGTGTACCGATGGCCTGAACATGACCATGACGTACACGTTCGATTTTCAGTTATCTCCGGTTGAATTCGCAATCGTCGCTCAATCCGGCGTTTTGCCTAGGCCGGCCGGCGTGCAACTGAGCATCGTTCAGCTCGGTCTCTATGACAACGGCGGCGTTGTCGGCATTGAAATGGGGACGTCGGGCTATCCGACATCGCCAACCGGACTCGCCAATGGAGCGCTTTGGAACAACGCAGGCGTCGTGAGCGTGTACGGCACGACGACACCAAACCCTAGCGCCGCACCCGTCTATTTCTCAAGCACCAACGCCGCGAGCCTGCTGCGGATCGGTGGCGCGAACCTCCCGCTCTCCAATCAAGGCATTGGCAGTGGAATTCTTTGGAACGACTTCGGCGTCGTCGCAATTTCCTGATATCGGAATCTCATGCAAAGCTCGAACGTACCCACGAAGTTCCCGATTCCATTCGCGAACTCTGCGGGAGCGCTGTACACGCGCACCATTCCGCAAGCATCACAAATCGGAGTGCAAGATGGTGCTGCGTCGCTCACGGACGGATTTCCGCCGAAGTGCTTTGTTCCGGTTGCATCGGGTGGAACGCCGCCATTCGGAAAGGATTTCAACGGACTCCTGAAGCAGGTCACGCAGTGGGACCAATGGCAACAGGCCGGCGGCCCGATCGTCTATGACTCGGCGTTTCAGGCATCCATCGGTGGCTATCCGATGGGGGCGATCATCGAGATCGTCGCAGGCGGCCCAGCTTTCATGTCGACCGCCGAGAACAACACCGTCGCACCCGCAGTCGGTGCGGCCGGATGGATGCCGGCTCCGACATTCGGCAGCAACGTCACAACCGTTACGGAAACAGGTTCGCTCACCATCTATAACGCCGGCCTGATCCTTGTCAACGCAACGGCAGGCAATATCACCATCACGATGCCTGCGGTATCGGGCGCGAATGGTGTGCCTCTTCCGTTCAGCTTCACGCGCACCGACAGCAGCGCAAACACGGTCACGATCGTCGGAGCGGGATCAGACGCCTTCTTTCCGAAAGGCGGTTCTTCGCTCGGCCTTCCCGAAACCGGATCGGTCCAATTGATGGGCGACGGGGTATCGAAATGGGTTGAATTCTCCCAATCCACAGGTCGCCTAATTGGCGTTCAAGTTTTTACCTCGAGCGGCACCTACACGCCAACGCCTGGTGCGACGCTGACGATCTTCGAAGGATCGGGTGGCGGCGGTGCCGGGGCGGGCTTCACCAATCCTGGCTCCGGTGCCGCAAGCGCTGGTGGCGGAGGTTCGGCTGGGGCATTCGGCTGGGTGAAAGTCGCCAATCCCACTTCGCAGACCATCACGATAGGTGCTGGCGGTGTAGGTGTATCCGCTGGCTCAGGTGGCAATGGCGGAACAACATCGGTCGGATCAATCCTCATATTGCCCGGTGGTGGCGGCGCTGCTGTCGCAAATATCGTCACGGCCGCGAGTTTCTCAGGAGTTGAGGGTTTTCTTTCCGCTCCCCCATCTGGCGCCACAGTCGGCTCCGTTGGAAATCAGGGGAATCAAGGAATCATCTTGTCGATCGGATCGGGTCAGGGCGGCAAGGGTGGTGATTCTCCATATGGTGCTGGCGGTCTGATTGCATCGACAAATTCCATCGGCTCAGCCTTCCCCGGAAATCCGGCCAATGGATATGGGTCGGGGGGCGGTGGCGCAATCGGCCTTGGAAATTCAGCGACAGAAGCCGGCGGCAATGGCGCATCGGGGATCATCATCGCTTGGGAATACTCATGAAAATACACGGCTTGCCTCAACCGCTAACGGGCAATGAGCTTGTGACGATTATGCAGATGCAAAACGGCCAACTCGCCGAATGCACGATGCCGTTATATGAGCTTTCATCGATTCTCAGTTCAAGCTCGACCGCATGGGCGGCTGGCTTACCGACGTCGCCGCCCTCTACCACTGGTGTCGTCTGGAACGATCACGGCGTCGTGTCGATCTCGTAACCCCCTCCAGTTTCTCTAGATTCAAATCCCGCGGAGTAAAAATGAAAAAGCTGCTCACAGCGCTGCTGTGGTTGCCATTGGTCGCGCTCGCCCAGACCTACCCGTCGCCGACGTTCAGTACGATCACGCTTCAAACGCCTCTTAGCGTAGCCAATGGCGGGTCGGCGTGTTCGGCGGCAAGCGCCCAATGCCTCGACAATATCTCGGGATTCTCGGGAACAGGCTTCGTCAGCCGCACGGGTGCCGGCACGTATTCGTTCACGGCCTCGACGGGTTCGGGCTCCGTCGTGCTATCCACCGGGCCGACGATTTCGAATCTGACGACGACCGGCACGACCACGATCCCGTACTCGCTCACCCTCAATAGCCCGAGCGCGACGACTGTTTCTGGAAAGCTGAATCAGATCGTCAACTTCACTGATTTCAATCCCGCTTGCAACGGCACGACGCTCGATCAAACAGCATGGAATAATGCCATTGCGGCGATCGGATCAACGCCAACCACACTCATCGTGTCATGCCCATCGAAGATCAATGCGGCCTTGACCTTTTCGCCCAATACTCAGGTTCAGTTTCAGGCGAATGGTGAGATCATCGGAACGTCTGGATCGGAACTAGTCCAGTTCCAACAGCAGATCATCGCCGGCCGCACGCAGATTTTCTCGAATCTGACGCCGCAAGCCGATGTTGGCATGACCGCCTATCCGGAATGGTTCGGCGGCAGCGTATCGGCCTCGGATTCGTCGATCGGGTTCAATCAAGCTTATTCGTTCCTGCAAAACGTGCACGGCGTTATCAGCATGGCACCCGGGACGTACACGTGGCAAAACCAAGTCAACGCCAAGGGAAATATTGCGCTCATTGGTGCCGGTCAATACGCGACCGCCATCAATGTATCTGGCACCAACATAAATGGCCTTATCGCAACAGGGGCACTGGGATCACCGCTTGTTGCGCCCGTCTTCGGAAAATTCAGCATCACTTCGACCACACCCGGAACCACTAATACCGGCATAAATCTTCAATTCACGGCGCTGGCTCGACTTGACGATATTCAAGTCAACAATTTTATAGTTGGCGTGAATATGGAGTGCGCTACAAACTCCCTGTTCAATCACATGGGGACGACATACACTGCGGCGGCCAATGGATTCTTCGGGTGGAACATCAACGGCGGCGGTGGATGCAACGGCGGAAACGCTTCATCGATCTGGCGAGATACGTATGTCCAGGGCAGCGGATCGTATGGAGGCCCCACAGGCCAGATCGGATACAAGGCATATGGAGCCTATGTTTCCGATCTATATTTCAGCAATGCCGCAACTGCAGAAACTAACTATGGATATTATTTCGATTATTCAACATCGACAGCATCAGGTTATGCCGATGTAATCTTGCAAAATCCTGTGGTTGATGGATTCACGACGCAGGCTATCTTGGTAGATAGACTCCCTGCCCAGCAGATGATCACCATATCTGATGGCTGGCTAAATCCAGTAAGCATGCTGGCCGAGACGGACGCATTGTATTGCAACTCTTGTGCCGGCATGTTCCAGGCATCCGGAATGCAGATCGGCGGCGAAGCAAACTATGCGTTCGCAATTGGGGCTCGCATCGTAAGTAGCTCGAACGTTAAGATCACAAACAGTTCCTTCAACGATAATAATGTCGCCATAAAGGAAACTGGCTCTACGGGTAGCATTTATGCAGGAAATTCTATTTCGAACACGTCGGCCCATGCCGGGGCGGTTGATATTCTGTTTAGCGGTTCGACCGGATCCATTGCTGCTAACAATACGTTAAACGGATATTCATCGTTTGGAATTCAAGTTGACGCGACATCGACGGGCATTGGCGCTCTCGGAAATACGTTCCAGGGGAGTAATATTAGCACTCAAGTGCAAAACCTAGGCTCGAATCCGATCGGAGGCGGATATACCGGAACGGGCTTGAATGTGCTTGCAACGTCGCCCGCTCTGACCACGCCAAATCTCGGAACGCCATCCTCAGTCACGCTGACAAATGGGACTGGATTGCCAATTTCGACCGGGGTCTCCGGACTCGGGACAGGCGTAGTTGCTGCCCTCGGAAGCGCGGCATCGGGATCGGGCAGTATTGTGCTTTCCAATTCTCCGACAATAACAACGCCTATCATCAACGGCGTTACAAACGGTTCCGCAGCGGGAAGCGGTGTTGTCGGCCAGGCGATCGCGAATTCGACGACCGGCACGGCGATAACCAGTGGCACGACCGTGAATGCAACAAGCATCAGCGTGCCGGCTGGCGACTGGAATTGCTGGGGAAATGCAACATTCACTCCGACAGCAAGCACGAGCGTTGCCAATATCGCAGCCGGTCTGACGACGACATCAGCAACACTTCCCGCATCTCCCAATACCACTTATCTAGGGGCAACATTGACGACAGGCACGAATGGAACCACAACCCTGAATCCGACGATGCTGGTTGAGAATGTTTCATCGTCAACGACTCTTTACCTCGTCGCAGAGGCCGCCAGTGTGACGGGTGGGTCAGGTGCCACGGTCAATGGCTATGTGTCTTGTCGCCGAATTCATTGACAGATGGGGTAGTCGGCCCGTTGCGGCCGACTACCCTAGGATGGGTTCGGAAAAATTCCGTGATTCTGGTTCGAGCTGGAGCTTCTATCAGGCGATAGCATAATATCGACACAATGAAGGTCAGGGACAAAAAGACGGCACAACGTCCAACGGCCATCCCAATGTGATCAGCGATGTTCACGTTGGAACTGATTCGGAAGAGTGGATGAAGATCGCTGTGGACCAGGTAAATCGAATAACTGATCTCCCCGATAAACAGAAGCGGTGACCATCGCATGATCTTCGATGCGATGCTGCTCGATTGACAGGTAAGGTATATGGCAAACGGAATAGCGAATGCATATCCGCTGTAAAGGCCGTTGTCTTCAAAATACTGAGGCATCGAGAATAAGATCCCGTTGAAGAACGCCGATCCGATGTATGTGAGACCGAGGACGCCGAGGATGGTCATGGCCCCCTCCAGCGCGACGGAGCGCTCCACTCTCTGCGCCATCCATATCTCGGCCATTCCGACTCCAGCCAGGAACTCGAAGAAGCGCCCATATGGCGAGTAGTAGTTAAGCCAGAAGGACGCGGGCATCGCCTCCGAAGTGCCGAAGGTCGTGTCGAGCCAATGCGCGAAATTCCCTCCGCCGACAGCATAAACGAACGCCGACCGGCCGATGATTCCCAGTGCAACGATTGACAGTCCCGTCAGAATCGTAGGCTGCCTCTTGCGTTGCCACAATGCCAGCGGGATGAACAGCACGTAGAAGAATATCTCAGTGCTGATCGACCATGCGTTGTTGGCATACTCCTGAGAGATCGTTACGTTGACATTGTTCACCACGGCGTAGAGCCACGACTGCACTCCTGCAAAAAACAGGGGCGCGGTGGTGATGAACTGGGATGCCCATGCTGCGTTCTTCGACTGCATCGCCATGTAGAGATTGTTCGAAAAGTTCAATCCCACGAAAACTATCAGCAGAGGATAGAGCCGCGCAAAACGGGCCACAAGAAAATGAACCAGGCCATCGCGAGGTGACGATGCGAAGCGATGCCCATAGTTGTACTTCATGACGAAACCGCTCAGCACGAAAAATATCGTCATGCCTAGGCGGCCAGTCTTCAGGAAGAAGAGCGATACATCCCCGTGCAAGGGAAGCATTAGCCCCATCATGTGGTCAACTACGATCAGCATCGCTGCGACGCCTCGGAGGGACGTTAGCTCTGGTATTTTTGGCCTGTCTGTCATGATTGCACGAATCGGTACTCGAAAAACTTCTTCGCTACTGTAACGACGTTTTTCGCCACGAAGCCAATGTCGAACGCGATATTGACATTGTTGAGGGCTGCGATTGCGAAGTAGATCCGGAAGTGCCAGAAGGTTCCGTCTGCTGGCTTGGTGAACCGACCGTTAATGTTGAGCGTGTCGCCGCCCCACAGAAACTTCAGGCAGTATTGCAGACTCTCAGAGCCCAGCCGAACATCGCACGACTGCTCATCAACATTGATCGGGTCGAGGCCAGCCATGCTAAGCATGAAAGCCTGATTCAGGTCATGTACGTAAATCTTTGCCTTGGGCAGAAGCGCAAGCAAGAGTCGGTTGTTTTTCAAGCGAAGACCATCGACAAAACGTGATGCCGCCTGCCGCAGATCGTGCGCAGACACCACGGGATTCCCCATCGCATTCTTAGCGTCGATCTTCTCGTAGTCCCGATCGTACATGGCCAAGCTGGCGCGGTTGTCATGCGTCTCGCCAATTTCCCAGGTGTCGCGCGGATACAGGACGACTGACTTTGCGGGAGATTCCTCGCAGAGCAGGTTGTCGATGTCGCGAACGGTATAGAGCCCATCGTTCAGATGGAAGTTCTCGGTGTTCGAGAACCAGACGTTGCTCGCGCATGGGATCACCCATGTCGGCGCGAAGAAGGCGACGTTATCCATGAAGATGCGTGCGGCACGGTGGCCGGCTTCCTTCTTTACGTCGACCTCATCCGGATTGCCGGCCCAAGATGCATATGAGAACTGGGCAAGCAGCAGATCGACCTTGGGCGCGACGGTTTTGATCGACTCCTTCTGTTTGGGGCTCGCAAAGTAGCAGTCGTTAAAATTGACGGTCACATGCTCGCCGGTCTTGATCACGAGCGCGCTGTCGTCGTTCGTATCGCTTCGGAACGGCAGGCAGTAAATCTGCGTCCGGGAGCCTAGCGAGATCCATTCTTGGTCCAGTTCAATGACTTCCGCAAAACCGCACTTCCTGAGAAATCCAACTACGCGCTGATCAGCTGATCGCTGGTAAAGCACCGTGATCGAACGCCGGATGTCCTCCGGAATCGCCTTCAACGAGGCCGGGCTGAAGTGATCCGGATGTTCGTGGGAGATCCATATGTGTGTGATCTGGCGCCAGTCGTCGGCTGTAAGCGTGCATTCAGAAATGTGAGACCAGCCATTGTTGAAAGCTGTCCCCGATATCCATGGATCGGATATCAGCTTAATGTCTCCATCGTCATAGATGAAGCAAGCATGATTAACCCATTTTATCGATGGGATAGTTGTCATTTCGCCTCCCGGGTGGCCGTGGATCGCCGCGATTCTACACCATCACATAATCACCAATTCAGCCGCCCGAGAGGCGGCTTTTCCTTTGCTCGGGGTACTACATGGATTTCTCAACGGTCGTCGGCATTGGCGGTGCGGTGGCGGCTGGCGCGGCCGGTGTGTTTGGTTGGCTGGCCAAGCGATCGATTGCCCAGCTTGACCAAAAAATCAGGGACCACGACATAGCGCTCCAAGCGCGCGCTGATGATACATCCGCATACAAGCTCTACGTCGCTGAGCACTATGTCACGCAGACTGAGTTGACGAAGGCTGTCGGCAGTCTTGAGCGCACGATTGAGCGCCTTATTGATGCCGTCAACCAGAATTCAAAAGAAACGCGAGAAGGGTTCGCCGAGATCCATCGGCGCATTGATACGAAGGCTGACAAGTGAACCTCACGCCTCAGATCGTCGCCGCTGGCTGCGGCGCGACTTCTGCGAATGCCGCGCAATGGCTACCCGCCATTCAAACCGCCTGCGACCGCTTCCAGATCATTACGCCGCTGCGCGTCGCCGCCTTCTTGGCCCAATGCGGCCACGAGAGCATGGGGCTCGATCGTACTGCCGAGTCGTTCGATTACTCCATCGCCGCCCTGCCTCAAGTATTCCGCCGCATCACTCCCGCGCTGGCCGCCACCTTGGGGCGACAACCTGGCGAGCGCACTGTCCCGGTCGAACGGCAGGCGCGCATCGCGAACATCGCCTACGCCAACCAGTATGGAAACGGCGACAGCACGACCGGTGACGGCTGGGCATTCCGCGGCGCAGGCCTGATTCAACTCACGTTCCGAGACAACTTCGAAGCGTGCGGGACCGATTTATCGCTTGATCTCGTCGGCGAACCTGATCGTGTTCGCTCCGATCCAGCGCTCGCGGCCCTTACCTCGGCGTGGTTTTGGTCGACGAAAGGCTTGAATGTGCTGGCGGATGCCGGATCGATGGATTCGATCACGAAACGCATCAACCCGGCGATGCTCGGCGCGTCGCACCGGAAGGCGCTGTATGCCACCGCGAAACAAGCGATGGGTATTGCCTGATTCCCGAACCATCTCACCTCCAGCCGCCTGCGGGCGGTTTTTTCATTTCTGGACCAATCATGACCCGATGCAGCCATGGCGTGCCGCTCGAGCACGTCTGCCATACGTGCATGACCGAGGGGCTCGCGAAAGTCACCGCGGCGCATACCGAAAACGAAACGCTGTCGGTGGACGTGAACATCCCCGAGCACGCCGCGCGCAAGACGACTGCGCTTTTCGAACGCACGCGCAAGCTGCTTATCGAGCGCGAAGGTGGGCGTTGCTTCATCTGTGGCGCCACCGCCGAGGAATCGGGTCATCCGCTCGAAGCGCATCACCATCCGATCGAGCGCTCGCTCGCGGAGATGGTCGATTGGGACGCGTTCAAAGCGGCCGCGCTGGCCGGCGCACTAGGACCGCAAATCCAGGCATTCGATTGGGCGAATTTCACCGATTGGGCGAAGTTCGTTGACGACATGACCGTCAACGGGCTGCTGCTCTGCAAGGCGCATCACATCGGCAAGGATGAAGGCATTCACGCCCTGCCGTACCCCATCTGGATCGCCCAGCGCTATGCGCGCGAGGGCTACCAGTTCTCGGATGTCGAAGTCATTCACCACGAACAGGAGCAAGCATGAACGCAAACCTGCAAAAAATGATCGCCGCTGGAGTCGTCATCGCAATATGGGGCGCCTTCGCCTACGCCGGCAAGACGCCTGTCGATGGATTCATTGCCGCGCTCGGCTCGGTCCTGACCGGCCTCGGCGTGTGGCATGCCGCGACATCGAACAACAAGCCTCCGCAGCAATGATGCGCCTCCCGCTCGCGCCGCTGCTGGCCAGCGCGTTATCGGCATGTGCGGGCACGGCGCATTACACCGTCGAGCCGTTCTATGAGCCGAGCACGCACAAGCTGATCTGCTGCCGCGCCGAAGCATTTTCAGGAAAGGACGTAGCCGCGGTGTCGTTCGACCTCGCCATGCAACCTGGCGGGGCGATCACCGTCCATTTCGTCGAATCCGGTGTAGGCGCCACGGCGCCCATCACCGCTCAAGGCCAAGTCACCGCAACGGTAGCCGGCGCCATCTCAAACACGGCCATCTCGGCCGCGAAGATTCTCAAGTAAGGAACCCCATCATGAAGAAAATGCTGCTTCTCGCAGCGGGCCTTGTCGCGTCTGTCGCCTTCTCTGGTTGCGCCTCCACCGGCCAATCAAATCAAACGCCCGCCCAGCTGCTCGCGACGATCCATTCGCAGGTCAACATCGCGTGCACCTCGATTGCGCCATCGCTCACGTCGATCAAGGCTCTCGAGCCTGGGTTGACCGTTGATCAAGCCGCCGTCGTCGATCAGGTCTACACATACACGAACGCCTTCTGCGCGGCTCACGAAACGGTGAGTGTTGCGAGCATTCAAGCGTTCGCGAACACGGCGATCCCGGCTGGCCTAAAGCTCGTCAATGGCTCGTCGCTGTCGCAGGACAACAAGACGCTCATCGCCATCGGGGCGATTGCTCTGCAAACGGCTCTCAATACCGCTGTCGCTCAGTACAACGCATCGCAACCGGCCGTTGTAGCCCCGGCGTCGAGCGTGCAATGAACGCCCGGGATTTCGCCCTGCTCGCGCAAGAGGCCTATACCGCGGCGCCCGACATCGGCAAAGCGGATAGCGCCTCGCGCGCGATCGTGCGACAAACGGCAGCTGGTCTCGTCGTTGCCTTCCGTGGCTCGGATAACGTCGATAGTTGGGAAACAGATTTCGACATTGAAACCGTCGATGTTCCCGGTGCGGGGAAATTTCACGCGGGATTCTGGCGGGCGTGGCAAGCGATCTCGACCGACGTACTAGCTTCGGTCAATGGGCAGCCTGTCACGTTAGTCGGTCACTCGCTGGGCGCGGCACTCGCGATCACGGCGGCGCTCGATATGGCGATATCCGGCAATCCTCCGGCCATCGTCTACGGGTTCGAACCGCCGCGAGTTAGCCCGGATATGAGCGCCAGGATAGCGCTTGCCCGCGTCGATGTTCGTCTGTTTCGGAACGGACTCGATGTTGTCCCTACGCTGCCGCTCGACTGGCGACATGCAGCGCGATTGATCCCGATCGGTAAGCCCGCACTCCCAATCGTCAACACGATCGATCATCAGATCGGGCGTGTGATCGATGCCCTATCTGTGACGCAGCCGGAAGCGGCGTAGGCCCTCGTCATTTCTCGCTCTTGAATGCGACAACGTTTCGTAACGCCGCATCTACACCGCCCGAGTCTTTGAACTCGGTCCACATTACATGATGCGCGGCGCAATAGTGAAGTTCTGGACCGATCTCATGCGCATGCTCGCCACATATCGACCTGTCGCAGGTCTTACCGTCCCCTACCGGGTAATCGCATAGAAACTCGCCGAGATCGGCGCAGTCTGCGCAATGAGGCCCAAGATCGCCGGTAATGAACATGCGCTGCCCGACAGTGGGTGCCTTCACCGCGCAATAGTGCTCCCATGTGCCGATATATCCCATCGATACCCACAGATCAAACTCGGCACGTGTGGGACCTTTTACCTTGGCAATGTAGGTTGGCACCACCCCTCCCTCGCGCTCTCGCGCATCAATCAGCCCGCACTAGCGGCGCACTCGTCATCTTCCCGATCTTAGCGGCGGCCTGCACTATCGCGCGTCGTGTCGCGGAGGCGGCTGTCTCTGGCGTTTCTGAATGTGTGACAGCGTGATTGTCGTAGTCATCGCCCCATGATGCTGTCACACATCCGCAACGCTCGTCTTCGATGGTGATTCGAAGATTCAACTTCACGGCGAGCCGCAGCGCATCGCCATCGTCGATCAGCGGATTCCAGACGAATTCGTGGTCGTGGCCGTTGTGGTCCTGATTGTCCGCATGCAGGTAAAGGATGCCTTCGTTTGGTTCGCTGTATCGAATCGATACTTCGTCGTCGGCCAGTTCCTGCGCCCAGTTAGCCCTTGCTGCACTCTCCAGCAATTCCCTGTCGTCCATCCTTCCTCCTAGCCTGCCTCGGCAGCGCGTCAATCAAACTCTATATCCGCCCCGATTTCCCGAATTTTTACGAGCACCCGCTCAATCTCCGCGTCAGTTAAAACGAGTCGCGCTGCGCCAAAAAAGAGCATTTGAGGGCTCATTTCGCGTGGCGTGACTCCGCCCGTGTACTTGCGCCACTGCTGGCCACCGGCCACGCCGAAAATCTCGGCCATCTGCTCGCCCGTGAGTCCCAGTTCTGTTTTTAGCCGCTGGAAATCTTCCGGCTTTGGCGGGGTGTATCGCATATGAAAAAGCCGCCTTTCGGCGGCCCCTGGAGTTATCCGAGAAACTTCGCTACAGCCAGCGCCGCGCCCATCAGCGCGCTCGCCCATACGAAGGGCATCCAGCGCATCTCAAGGTTCATCTTCGCCGTCTCAGCCATCAGCTTGGCGATTTCCGCTTCGGTCTTGATGATGTCCAAGGTCTTTTCCATTGCATCGTCCTTTCGGGTGCGGGCTGCGCGGGGTGCGCTACCTCTGAGAGGTATATTAGCACCAAAGGGGCTAATATCAAACACTTTTATGGACCGATAGCGTCGGACCGCGATCCATCATCCGCGCCAATCGCACGCACCCAGAAGACGCACCCGTGATCCTTATTGGCCTGCACCAGCGGGCGGTCGCGAAGGCACACGCAGGTAGCCGCGGTGCCGGACACGTCGCCGCCCCAATGCTCGCAAGCGCGGCAAGGCCTAGAGGTTCCGTAAGGATTTTTAAGATTTTGGGACATGGCGAAATACTGTATGGAAAAACAGTATATATCGCAGATCACAAAGCGCTATACGGCCGTCCGGCACCGAATTCAACGAGAAAAATACGGGGAGTCTGAAGATGGAATAAGGCGCACCGTTCCGAAATCTCTTCCTGCGTTCCAAATTTCGCTACGTGAAATTCGATCGGTGACGCAAATGATTGAAATTGCTAAGGAATTTGGGGTGGCTGATGGGACTCGAACCCACGACAACAGGAATCACAATCGTGGAGTCAAACGGCACTTTTTCTTTTAAAAACATCGCAGTACGGAAATAATTTCGGAACGAAACAAGGGTATGCGCATACGGTTTCATGGGACTCTCCGGGCATCCGTTCCGAAATTTTCCCATCCTATTCCGTGGCGCTGGCCCTCTTGATGCGGCGCCGATCGTAATGTTTGTGCGTTGTGCTCGGGTTCACGTGCGCTGCGAAATCGTAGGCGTCCGCGGCGCGATTTTCCAGTTTCGTCGTGATCGCGGCGGGCCGGATGTCGCTCATCGAAAAATATTTGGGATGATCCGTCAGCGTCAGTTTTACATTGGCCACTTCCCGTCCGCGCCGCTTGGCCGCCTCGCGTTCTTTCTTGAGATCAAATTCCTTGGCGATGGCCGCATCGCTCGTACCGATGTATGTGTACATGGCATCTTGCCATACCGACGCCCAGCCGCTTTTCGAATACGGCTGTCCTTTGCGGTTCGGGAACAGGAAAACGCTGTCTACCGACCGATCCCGCTTCGCCCTCTCAACCACAACGCGGAGCCTCGTCGACCAGAGCCGAAGCTTTTGCGTCTCGTCCTCGCCCCTCTTTCGCTTCGCGCTGACAACTCTCACACCAGCATCTGAGATGCCAGTCATGTGGAACGGTCGCACCTCCGCAGCCCGAAATCCCGTCAGGTAACAGAACATCGCCGCTAGGCCCATCGTCCGATACGATTGCTGCTGTCGAAGCGCCCAAAGATAAAAGCGCACGACATGCGCGCGCTCGATGACACGCACATCCCTGTCCTTGGTGTTCAACATCATTCCGAAAAATGGGTTTGTCTTGATGATCCCCCATTTGATCAAGTAATTGCACATGGTCTGCATCAGCGCGAGATCCTTGTTCGCCCCGATCGGCGCGCCAGCCTTCGCGCGCGCGTCGAGATACAGGTATCCATGATGCGTTTCGAGCTTCATTGGTGCCATGCGCCCGAAAAACTTGGTCAGGCGCTCGTAAGCGGAATTCCGCACGTACTTGCCGTCTCGGGATTGGTCGCGGAAATGTGTCGGATCAACATCCGTTCTGAATCGATCGATCGCATCCGCAACGGATCCGGCTATTATCTGGCCCGCTTGAATGTCAAGCGCCTTGCGTTTGGCTGATCGTTCAGCCTCGGCAGCCGCAGAGCGATCGCCCTTCGGAGCGGTCGTTAGTGTCTCGGTGCGGCCGTCCGGGTATTTGTACCAGAACGACACCTTTCGCTTGCCCGTTCTCTTGTAAAGACGGTCGATGCCGGTTCCTTCGTTGGTGGCCTCAGGCAAAGGCTTGTAGGTTCGGCGCTGCATCGAATTTTGAGTTCGTTGAGGTCTCATTTACCAACCCAAGTTTGCGATCGCGGTAGGCGCGGGCCACTTTGGGAAGTCCATTCTTGTCGAGCACAAAGCGCCAGTGGTTATCGGTCAACCAATGGGTCATTGCGGCCCTTTGATTCGGCTTGCAGCCGACAAGCTCTGCCAATTCCTGAGCGGAAAGATAGTCGCTCATTATTACACTCCGTAAAAAATAATTGGCGTTGGCCGCGCGGCGGCGGCAAGATTTGGTAGACGGGGTGTCGCAGGGTCTAACACTTGCCTTGCGCGTAGTCCGCGATAATGTCGTAGGCGCCGCGGAGCAGGATTTGGAAACGTCTCAACTCGTCCTTAAGCCCATGGTTATCGCGCACGATTACGGCGAACGCTTCGAGGTGCCCTTCGATCGTTGCTGCGGCTTCGATCAGCCTTTCGGCAGAAGCAGGTGGGGCTTTCTCCGCATCGCGGCGAAGGGAATCGGCAAGCTGGGCGACTTTGATCCTGGCTTCGCATTCGTGAGGATCAGGCTTCGGTGACTTCATCGCCAAACTTGCTGGAGACGTAGGCGCGCATCGCGGCGACGAGCGGGGATGCGTCGAACCCGAGCCATCTGAATTCGAGCATCGATCCGTTCTCAGTTTCAATGAGGCCGGCCATCCACTTTCCCTTCATCGGCTGCCAAGCAACCGTGATCCGCTCGCGCTCGATGATCGGGCCGCCATCAGCCCAACTCGTCGATGGTCTAAAGTCTCGGAACGCGGTCACTCTGCCGCCGTCGTTGCTCTCCTGCTCGTACGGCACCAGGACGCGCCCCGGAGTCATCTTGCGGATTGTCGGCGGGTGCTCGATGCCCTCGGCCCGCGCGACCCAATAGTCGAGCAGCACGCCGCTCAGTTCGGATACTTTCATCCCATCGATCTCCCTATCTCTGCCGCAGCCCGCACAATCACGCGGCGCATCGCTGCGTTCTTGTCTTCGCCGCAGGGCTCTTTGAGCGTCGACCATCCGGTATCCAGACGATAGAACTGAGCCCAGGCTTCATCGACGTGCGCGCTAATCAATAGCCCGAGCCGATTGCTCAATCGGATGGCCTGTCCATCTTTCTCCAACGGATTCCAGTACCCCTCCTCTCCATCTTCGGCCTTGTCCCAAATTGCCACTGTCAACCCATAGCGCAATTCGAGCCATGCGCCGTCCTCGAAGGTCGGCTCTTTGAAGCCATATGCCTTCGCCGCAGCTTCGAGTAATTCGCGGTCGGTCATGACACCACCTCGTCGAGCTTTTCCTTCTTCGGCGCTTTCATCGGCAACGTCCGCCATTCGTATTGGCAGCATCGACAGTGATGGACAAGGTGATCGCGATTCGCGTATTCGTTCCATGCGACAACGTGCGTCCACTTGCTAGACCGTTCTCCGTATTCCTTGGCCTGTCGCCGATCTCCTTTAGCCCAAAAGCTGCGCAGCACGTCGGCGCTGCCGCACTTCGGGCATGGAATCTCGCAGGGTTTGATTGCCTCGCTCACGTTTTCACCTCTTCCATAGCCTCAAGCGCTTCTAGTGCCCACCGCAACGCGGCTTCTGTTCGAGGTCCGTGACTCCCATTTTCGATGCACCAGCGGAGTTCCGCTTTCAATTGGTCGATGTCGGTCATTTCCTCGCCTCCAGCCAATCGTTTAGCTGACGCACATATTCGTCATGCGTGGGTCCTTCCGAGACTGTCAACCAATGCTCGTATCCCGAATCGTATCCACCACTAACCGAGTGCGACGAAAGCTGTGATCGGTCCGCAAGCAGGGAAAGATTCATCAACGCGGTTGCAAGTGCCTCCATGTTGTCTGCGCCGATCTCGATGCGGAATTGGACGGCGCGTTTCGGGGCATAGATGCCTGTGCGCTTATCGGGATCGCCAAAGTGATCTTGCTCAAGCGCTGCGTAGTCGGTCATGAAATCCTCCTGAAGCCCAGAACCCAAACAAACGGATTGGCATTCCATGATCCGGCTCCGTTGATGCTCTCCCACAGTTCAGAATACCAAGCAATGGAGTCAAGCCCGTTATCGTCCGTGAAACCGGGCCAGCCTTCCGCCTCGGCGTCGGCATCGGTGATGTCGTTCAAACGCTCAATTCGCACGTCGGTAATTTCGAGCGTGATACGAGATGCCCAGCGAAACATATGAATCGCAGGAATTTTGCGCCTCCACCATCGCGAAAGCCGATCGCTATAGGTGTTCTCGCCGTCATACTCGAAAGAATCCGGGGCATCGCGCAAACTATAGACTTCGCCCTCTCGTTGCGGTGGTTGCTCGGGCGTCTTTACGTATCCGCCTGGTTTTATGGCGCGCTTCTCTCCGTCAGCGGTATATGTGACGTAGAGTTCGTCATAAACCAGTTCGCCTCCCGGTGGGTGCTTGCCGTCGATCAGGCCACCTATCCATGTCCACGTCTCCCGCACCCACAGATGATCTCCAGTACAGCCGAATGGGCTCAGACCATTCTCAGGCTTAGAGACGAATTCGGGCGTGAACATGCCGGGCTGTAGCCATTCCAATGCGGCGCGGCGCACGACGCGCCGCGTCTGCGTCTTTCGGCCGTCGAGGATCGCTCTCACCATCGGCGACGAAAAGAGTATCGGCCTCTCCTTCACCTTCCCCTCCCCATCATAGCCAACTGCATCCTCGTTCGAAACTGAGAGTCGTAACCACGCATCGTGGATTTCAGGTCGGGTGGATATGGCGCTCCAGCGATGGTCGTGTTTAAGTCGATCGGCGTGCGCTTGATGACTTTCGAATATGCGAACGTACGGTCATCATTGCGAATGCGCTCGACATCTCCTGCTCGCACCATGCGCGCCAAGAGGTCTTGCATGTACTGCTTCGGCACCTTGAATGATTTCGCGAGGTCGGGAGAGGTGTAGAGTTTGTCGGCCGACATGAGCTCTAGCACTTGATCTGGCGATGCGTGCGGGAATCTTAGGGGCGTCATTCCCCCTCCTTCGATCCGGCCTGAGCGGCGATAGCGGCATCGACCGTCAATGCAAGATCGCCCCATACCTTCAAATCTTCATCAATCTGAATGAGAAGAACTGGCACCCCTCCTTGACCATCTTCGGCATGACCCCACTCGAAGTCCGCGCCAATGAATCGGTCTTC